TTGTGGAAGATTTAGATTTATTGATTTTACCTGGTGGTATGGATATGAATCCTAGTACTTATGGTGCTGTACCTGATTATAATACATCAAATACAGATGTAATGAAACAGTTTTTCTTTGATGTAAATTTAGATCAATATATTAATGCTGGAATACCAATATTTGGAATTTGTTTAGGATTTCAACAATTATGTGTTAAATTTGGAGGTACTTTAGAACAACATTATCCTTTTAATTATTCTAATAAACATAGAGGAGAATTAGTTGATAAATTAATATTTATTAATCAAGAAATTAAATCTAAATATGAAGTAAATTCATTACATCATCAAGGATGTTTTAATTTACCTAACAGTATGGTAATTGCAAGAGAAGTACAAGATCAAAATATTGAAATTGCAAAATTTTCAGAAGTTATTTATGGTGTACAATATCATCCTGAAGAAATAAATGATGTTTATTCTAATCAAATTATTAAAAAATTATTAATTCTTTAATTATGGCTACATTAGTTAAAAAAAATATAAAAAAATTAACATTGTTTAGACCTATGATTTTAAGTCGTCATCCTAGTCATGATATTTTAAGACTTAAACATAAAAAAATACAAGCTTTACCGTATCGTTCTGTTATTAGATTTGGATCATCTACAGAAGTACATGATATAATTAGTAAAGGTGGTGATAGAGTTGAAATAAATAGTGTTAATGCTATTAAAATTTCAGCTAACAAATTATTAATGAAACAAAAGTTTGTTGAAGCAAATGTTAAAACAGCTGAATGGACAAATAATATTAATAATATTAATTCTCTTACAAATGATTGGAAAAATGCAATTGTAGCTAAAGCTCATTATGGTTCAAAAGGTAGAGGTAATTCTCTAATTAAATCTCAATCTGAATTTGATGCGTGGAAACAAAAAACTACAAATCATTCGAGTTATATTTTTGAACAATTTATGAATTATGCTTTAGAGTATAGATTACATATTAGTGAATTAGGTTGTTTTTATACTTGTAGAAAAGCATTAAAATCAGATGTACCTGAAGATCAAAAATGGAGAAGACATGATGATATTTGTGTTTGGTTTTTAGAAACTAATGAAAACTTTTTAAAACCTAATTCTTGGAATGATATTGAAAATGATTGTGTTAAAGCTTTAAAAGCTGTAGGTGCAGATTTATTATCATTTGATGTTAGAGTACAAGGACCAAATGATTCTGATGGTAAACCAAGAAAATACCAAGAATATATTCTTTTAGAATGTAATAGTGCAAGTTCAATGGATAATGGTACAGGAGAAGTATCTGTTTGTGCTCAAAAATATATTGAAGAAATTCCAAAAATTATTAAACATAAAATAAATAAATAAAATGACAATAACTAGTTATGATGATTTAATTAACCATTTTTTAGATATTTTTACAGAAAAAAATATATATGAACCAGTAGTCCGTTTAAAATATATAAGTTCTTTTATAAGTAGCTCAGCTAATTGTCATCCAAACTTATTTAAGAGTTTAGTTGGAGGTATGGGTACACAATCTAAAGCTAAAAATTTATTAGATGTTATAGAAAACAACAATAATAAATATGATGATATAGAATGGATGTCAAATAATCAACAAGAAAAAGAAAGAGAAACAAATGTTTTAAAAAATGATAATGAATTTTTAGTAATTATAGCTGATAATACACAACCATCAGATTATATTAAATATTTAGAATTAATAGTACCTGAAAATAAAAGATTAAGAATTATAGAACATGATAAAATTGGTATAATTCCAGGTTTTTTAATAGATTTAATTTTATTTACAGGAGGAGAAGATGTAAGTCCATCATTTTATAATGAAAAATTAGGTAAATACACAAGTGTTAATGCTAAAAGAGATAGTTTAGAAGAAGTAGTTTATAATCAATTTTCAAAAACTCCTAAATTAGGTATTTGTAGAGGTGGACAATTTTTAACAGTTATGAATAAAGGAAAACTTATCCAACATGTTGAAAATCATAACAGTGATCATAATATTACTTTTATTCCTTCAGCAAATAAAGCTTTAGATTTTGAAAATAGTAGTACAACTATTCCTATAACTTCTTCTCATCATCAAATGATGTATCCGTTTGATTTAAATGAAGATTCTTATATTATATATGGTTATTCCGAATATAATAGAAGTCCTATTTATTTAAATGGTGATAATAAAAATATTAAAATACCTGTTTCTTTTGTAGAACCTGAAATAATTTATTATCCTAAAACAAAATCATTATGTATTCAAGGACATCCTGAATGGATGAATTTTGAAGAAAAATTTGTAAAAGCAACAGTACATTTAACAAAAAAACTATTTTTAAAAAATGAAAAATTTTAATATACTATTAGGAACTGATCCTGAAATCTTTTTAGAAAATGAAATAGAAATAATCTCAGCTGAAGGAATAGTACCTGGTACAAAACACGATCCTTATCCAATTAGTGATAAGGGTCATTGCATTCAATTAGATAATATTGCAGCAGAATTTAATATACCTCCGTGTAAAAACAAAGAAGAGTTTATTGAAAATATTCAATATGTATTAAATTATCTTGAAATTATGGCTGCAAGTCATAACTGTAAATTATCAAATAAAGCATCAAGTGAAATTAATAAAAAATATTTAAAAACTAAACAAGCAAATACTTTTGGTTGTGAACCTGATTTTAATGTTTATCTTAAAGATATTAATCCAACACCTAATTCTAAAACAAATTTAAGAAGTGTTGGTGGACATGTACATATAGGATATCCAGAACCTAATCAAGAAACAAGTGAAATTATTGTTAAAGCTTTTGATATATTTGTTACATTACCAGCATTATTGATTGATAAAGATGACAGAAGACGTGAACTTTATGGTAAAGCAGGTTCTTTTAGATTTAAAGATTTTGGTGTAGAATGTAGACAATTATCTAACTTTTGGATTCAATCAAATGAATTAATTGGTTGGGTATATGAACAAACAATTAAAGCAGTTAATTGTGTTTTAAATAATGAATTTACAGAATATGAAAATAAATATTCTGAAAGAGTTAGAGAAGCTATTGATACAAATAATAAAAAATTAGCTCAAGAATTATTAGAAGAAATTAAACAATTTGAACAAATTTTAACAAATTAAAAAATAATATATGTGTGGAATATTTGGTTGGGCAGGAAAAGACCCAAAAAAATTTAATAAAGACAAGTTTGATAAATTAGGTCTTTATAATATTGAAAGAGGTAAAGATTCTTGTGGTGTTTCTGTCGACGGTGATATTACTATTGGTGCAGCTTATGGAAAAAAACTCTTTTCAGATTTTATTGTAAATCATAATAAATTAATACCTACAAAATATCCTGTAGTAATAGGACATACAAGACAAGCAAGTGTTGGGAATATAGTTAATGAATCAAACGCTCATCCATTTGGTTTTGGTATAAATAAAGAAAATGAAGGTTTTGAATTTATAGGTTGTCATAATGGAACATTATATAATCATGATGAATTAGCTAAACATTATAATATTGAAGAATGGGAAGAAAAAGAAGAAACTTATGAACATTCTAATCATACTTATATTTCAAAAAGAAAGAAAATTGATTCTGAAATATTATTAGAAATCATATATACTCATAAAAACTTTAAAGTTTTAAGTGAATATACTGGAGCTGCAGCATTAATGTTTACAAATACTAATGAACCTAATAAAGTTTATATTTGGAAAGGTGCTTCAAAATTATATGATTATACTCATAGTAAAATAGAAGAAGAAAGACCTTTATTTTATTACATTGAAAATAAAAATTCTTTATATATATCTTCTTTATATCAACCTTTATTATCTATAGGTGGAGTAAAAAATGAAAGTGTTTTTGCGTTTGAAAATAATGTATTATATATTATAACAAATGGTGATGTTAAAAATGCAGAAAAACTTTTAATTGTAAGAGATAATTCTACTCAAAAAGAATCTTATACAACTAAAAATACTAAAAGATATGATTATGATAATTATAATTGTAATTTTAATAAAAGAACAGATACTACAGATGTTATAAGTAGTTCTATTAATAAACATATTCAAAATAAAAATAATAATACTAATATTTATTTAGAAGTTTTATCAATCAACCAAAATTCTTATGGTAAAAGAGTTTATTTTAATAAACTAAGATATTGGAAAAAAGGTCATTTAATTAGTGGTATTTATACTTTTATTAAAGGATATGGTTTTTATGAATTAACATATAATGATGATAATGTTATGGCTACTACAAGAATGCGTGATTTAATAGGAGTTCCTTTTGTAGATAACGATTTTGATCATTCTTACGGTGTTGAAGAAATTAAAAATAATCATTATTATGTTCCTTTTAAAAAAGAACAATATGAAAATTTTCATTATTTTGTAGAAGGTGTAAAAATTAGAACATTTCTTGATTTTAAAATATTTTATAGAAAACATTATTTATTACAAAAAAATAAAATGTTAGATCATATGCAATTATCTGAAATAAGTAGTCATCCTATTATAGATTTATCAGTAAATACAAAAAATATTTTAAATCAAGGTATTGTATATAATTCTAAATTAGTAAGTAATGAAATAATTTCTCCTTTAGGTTCAGAATTTATTTATACAATTGATTATGGTAATTTAAAAAGTACTTCAATTAGTATGTATGGAAAAGCATCAATTTGGACTCCTGTAAGACCTCATGCTGAGGCACTTAAAGAAAAATTCAGATTAAGAAGAATTGAAGAAGAAAAAAACAAACAATTAGAAAGTTTAGATAAATTAGTTGAAAAAAAATCTGTTATTTTTGAAGAAGATAGTGAAATTCTTGATAATTATAAGGAAGAAATGAAATTATTAGACAATCCTAAAATAAAAGTTTTAGATATGACCAAAGAATTTGAAGATTTAGATAAAATTAGTGGAGAATATGAATTAATTTCAGAAAATTTAAATGAATCTATTAGTGGACTTGAAGGACATATTGATAGATTAAAAGATTTTGATTCAGATCCTGAAATTTTTAATAAAATAATACAATTAAAATTCCTTAAAGATCAAATGAGTATAATCTTAGAAACAAATAATTAAAAATGTCAAGTCAAAAATATGTAACCACTATTAGTGGTAAGAAATTATTAATTGAAAAAACCAAAAAATTCAATAAAAATTATTATGAGATAGGTGATCCTTTTATTGAAAATTCAGGTGATTGTTATTTAATGGATGATAAAAAATATTACAGAATTGAAACAGGTCTTGTTGTATTTGATCATACTGTTAAAAAATATATTGTTAAATCTAATGATAAATTAATCTTATTTGGTATAATTAATGATAAATGTGAAAATGGTTATTTTACAGTAAATAATAAAAATGAAATTATTTATTGTATTTTAGAAAATGGAAATGAACAATATCTTTTATCTCGTGATGTATTTAAAAATGATTATTCTTATAGAGAAAGATTATCTGATGGTAAATTTTATAATATTTCAAGAATAAGAGCTAAGGAATTTATTAAAAAAGTAGTTCCTAGTAGTAATCTTAAACAAAGTTTACCTTATGACTCACAAGGTATTATGTATAAAAATATTATATCATATAATAATTCACATATTGAAATAAGTAAAGATTCTGAAGATATAAGTAAATTGATGAAAGATTATACTTTTGGTTTAGAATTTGAAACTATTACGGGTTTTGTACCTACAGATTTGTGTTTTAAAAATGGTTTAATACCATTAAGAGATGGTTCAATTAGTGGATTAGAATATGTTACAATACCATTAAGTGGTGCTAAAGGAATACAAACATTAAAAAACAGTATAAATATTTTAAAAGATAGAACAAGTTTTAATGATAATTGTGCTTTACATTTACATATTGGTAATATTCCTAGAACTGCAGAATTTCTTTTAGCTTTTATGATTACTACTCTTCATATTCAAAATGAAATATTTGAATTATTTCCTTTGTATAAAAAGTATAATTTTGGATATAAAAATAAAAATTATGCAGCACCTTATCCAACTGAAGCATTACTTTCAAAATTAGATCCTATTATAACTCCTGAAAATATCACTAGAAATTTTGAAATAATATTTCGATTTTTATCTGAAGGTGCTTCTTTTAAAGCATATAATAATGATTTAAGTCAAGTAGTAGCTCATCCTAATAATCCAGGAAATAATCAAAAATGGAATGTTCATACAAGATATTTTGTTCATAATTTAATTCCTATTATTTTTGGTAATAAAGAAACTATAGAATTTAGAATTCATACACCTACGTATGATATTGATAAAATTTTAGCTTTTATGATTTTAAATGTTTCTATTATAGATTTTGTTAAAAACAATACTTCTACAATTTTAAAACATATGAATATACCACCTCTTATACATATTTTAGGTGTATATGTAGATGGTTATGTTTTTAAAGCAGAACTTATTACTTATTTTTTGAATCGTAAAGAACAGATTAAAAATCAAAATAGAGATTCTAAAATGTATGAAGATGAAAATTCAATTTATTGTAATTTTAAAAGAATTAATCCTTTTTCACCAGTATCTGATTTAGAAAAAATTATATATCCATCTAAATTTAAAACAAGTATTGGTAAATCTGCACCTACTTATATTTCTGAACATGAAAAAGAAATACTAAGAAGTAAAATAAGAATTGATCAAAAAGCTAAGGAAACTGAAAAATATATTAAAATAAAACAAGTAGAACTAGGATCTATTACTTTACAAGATCTTATAAATGAAACAAGTCCTGTAACTGAAACAAGTGAAAATTTTGGTTATGATACATTAAATCTTTCAAATGATAGTAAAGTTGTTGATGCTGATGAATTTTTACAAGCAGCTTCATCAACTAAAATTAAATTTTAATAAATTAATTTGAATAAAAAAGAAGAAAAATTAATATTTATTCCTTATAACACGCCTAGTTTAAAGAATAGTAAAATTAAAACTTCAAGAGGAATCTTTCCTTCTAAAACTGTTAAAGATTATCTTAGTAATTTAGGAATACAAAGATATTCTGCATCTCGTAAAGAGGTTGTAGGATATGTAAATAGACCTAATCAAATAGAATTACTAAGAGAAAAATTTAACAAAGTTTTAGAAGGAAAAGAGCCTCCTTTTGAAATAGGTTTTCATTTTGTAAGGAAAACTAAACATAAATTTGATTTTAATAATGCAAATCAAATTATTGCTGATTTATTAGTAGCACATGGTATTATTGAAGAAGATAATATGGATATATTTATTCCTTACGCTTTTAAAATGAATAATCAATATTATACGTTGGATAAAGAAAATCCAGGTGTATATATAAAAATATAAATATGAAAGAAAAATTAGAAAAATATGCTTCATTAGCATTTGATGATGAAGAATATAATTATTTTAAAAATTGTATTAACTCTAAAAATTATAATAGAGCTAGACTTTTTTTAGAAAGACAAATAGATAGTTTAGAATTAACTTTAAATTTAAATGATATACAAGAAAGAGATGTTTTAATAAAACAACTTGAACATAGTTACATCTTAGAAGCAGAAGTTCTAAACTTATTTCATGAAAACTATAATTATAATGAACAAGTTAAGTAAACTATTAGACAATGAAGAAACAATAGATTTAAGTTTAAGTTACAGTAGAGTTTCAGATTTTGATAGAAATGGACCAAAAGCATTACTTCAAAAAATCACTAGTGAAAATGAAGGAATGAAACATGGTAGTGTAGTAGATATTTTATTAACAGATAGAATACAAAACACTAATTTATTTAATGAAGAATATGTTGTTTATGATGAAAATAAACCAACTGCAACATTAGGACTTTTATGTGATATAATTTTAAATAATTATATTGAAATACCTGATGTTAATGAAGTTTTAAATATTGTAAATAAAAATAGTTATTGGAGTAAATATAAAGAAGATACTAAAATAGCAAATTTTAATATTCCAGAATTTTGGGATTATTTAAAAATCAAATTTGAAACTAAAGATAAAAAAATTGTAACTAAAGAAGAATATACTAAAGCAAAAGAATCTGTAGATATATTTTTAAATCATGAATATACAAAAGGAATATTTAATAATAATTTAGAAAATCATTATCAATATAAAATAAAATTTAAATATAAAAACTTTACATTTAAAGGAATACTTGATAAATTAACTATTGACCATACAAATAAAAAAGTGTATATGGAAGATATTAAAACAGGTGCTCCTAAAAGTTTAGAATTTATGGAAAGTTTTATCAAATATAGATATTATTTACAAGAATGTGTTTATTCTTTAGCATTTGAACATATTTGTAAAGAATTAAATTTAGTAGATTATAAATTAATGCCTTTTAAATTTATATATTTATCAAGAACAGAAAATTTTCCTTTAATATATCAAGTAAGTGAAAAATGGCATAATGCAGCATTAAATGGTTTTATGATGGCTGGTAAATATAAATATCGTGGTTTAAACCATTTATTAGATGATATATATTATCATTGGAAAAATAAGGAATTTATATTACCTAAAGAAATCTTAGAACAAAATGGGTGTTTAATTTTAAAAGATGATTTTATAGAAGTAAATGAGTAAACCAAAGTATAATAAAAGTAAGACCTTTTTATTACCATTAATTGCACCACTAATTGGAATTGAAAATGAATATTTTAATTTAATAGAAAATACATGGTTGTTTGATTCAGAAAACAAACACATAGATTGTATTATTATTGAACAAGATTTTTCATTTAAAAATCCTGAATTTACAGCATATGAACATAGATTAACAGATAATCAGTATTTTGTAGAATTACATGATTCTGATGAAAAAGTATTATATGTTTTTAAATTTCCTGAAGAATATCTTGTAGAATATTATTTATTATTAAATAGTAAGTATTCAGAATTTGGGAAAGATGCTAAAAATCAAATATTAGATTTTTGGACAAAATTATATGGTAAATCAACAATAGGTATTAATTTTATATTAAAACAAAAACAAATATTATACAAAGAAAAAATACTCAAAGAGAAATTAGAAGAACAATTTAATGTAAAATTAGATGATAACGCTGAATTAGGCGATTTTGTTGAAATAGAACACGAAACAATAAATATAGATGAATATAAAAATAAAAAAGTTACATCCTGAAGCAGTGATACCGTCTTATTCTAAAGAAGGTGATGCAGGTTTAGATTTAACAGCTATAGCTATGACTTCAGTAAATGAAGATAATTATGGATATTTAGAATATGATACAGGTATTTCAATGGAAATTCCAGAAGGTCATGTAGGATTAGTGTTTCCTAGAAGCTCTATAAGCCACACAGGATTGATTTTAGCGAACGCAGTAGGTGTAGTGGACTCTAACTATAGAGGACCAATTAAATGTCGTTTTAAACCTATTCCTAATTGTAATATTTACAATACTGGTGATAGAATAGCACAATTAATAATTTTACCAATACCACAAGTTACTTTTGAAGAAGTAGAAGAATTATCTACTACTGAACGAGGTGATAAAAGTTTTGGTAGTACAGGTAATTAATTAATAATGAAATGAACGTGGTAGTAACCACAAATGAAAGAGATATATGCAGTTAGATAAAAAGTTAAATGGTAAAGAATTGTTATCAGAATTTAAATTTTATTCAGGTAATTATTCAAAATATTCAAATAATAAACAACGATATGAAACATGGGAAGAATCCGTAGATAGAGTTATGAATATGCACAAAATTAAATATAAAGATAAATTAAAAGAATTGTCACCATATTTAGATTTTGTACAAGAAGCATATAATGAAAAATTATTATTAGGTTCTCAGAGAGCATTGCAATTTGGTTTTGCAGATGAAACACAAGGTATTTTAAAACATAATTCTAAAATGTATAATTGTTTAAGTTCTTATGCTGATAGACCTGCATTTTTTCAAGAAGCAATGTATTGGTTATTGTCAGGTTGTGGTATAGGATTTAGAATATTCCAAAAAGATATTGATAATTATAAAAATTTAGAAAATCGAACAAAAGGAGTTAAAACTTTTGTAATACCTGATTCTATTGAAGGATGGAGTGATGCGATTGGCGTTTTAATTTCTTCTTATTTGTCTGAAGAATATAAGGTTACTTTTCCAGAATATCAAGGATATAGAGTTGATTTTGATTATAATTTAATTAGAAAAAAAGGTTCTTTAATTTCAGGAGGATTTAAAGCTCCTGGACCTGACGGCCTTAGAAATTCTATATTAAAAATTCAAGAACTTATTGAATTAAGAATAAATTATAAAACACTTAGAACAATTGACGTTTATGATATTATCATGCATATGTCAGATGCTGTTCTTAGTGGAGGTGTAAGAAGATCTGCTTCAATTTGTTTATTTCATAAAGATGACAGTTTATTGTTAAATGCTAAAACAGGAAAATGGTATGAAGAAAATCCTCAAAGAGCAAGATCAAATAATTCTGTTTTATTATTAAGAAATAAAATATCTAAAGAAGAATTTGATAAAATATTTCAATCTGTAAAAGATTGGGGTGAGCCAGGTTTTATTTGGACAGATAATTATGATATTACTTTTAACCCTTGTGTTGAAATAGGTAAATATCCTCAAATTGAAGGAATATCTGGTTGGCAAGGATGTAATTTAACAGAAGGAAATGGTGGAATGTGTGATACTGAAGAAAAATTCTATAGAATGTGTAAAGCTTCATCTATTATGGGTACACTACAAGCTGGTTATACAGATTTTCCTTATGTAGATAAAACAAGTCCTGCAAAAATTATATTTGAAAGAGAATGTTTATTGGGTTGTTCTATTACAGGTTTTACAAATAATCCTGAAATATTATTTAATCCTGAAATACTTAAATATGGTGCTCAAATTTTAAAAGATACTAATAAAAAAGTATCTGAAATTTTAGGAATAAATCAAGCTGCGAGAATAGGTTGTACAAAACCTTCAGGAAATGCTTCTGTTTTATTAAAAACAGCTTCAGGTATTCATGGTGAACATTCTGAAAAACATTTTAGAAATGTACAAGTAAATAAAGATGAAGATATTCCTAAATTTATAAAAGAAAGTAATCCAGACATGTTTGAAGAATCTGCTTGGTCAAGTAATCAAACTGATTGGGTTGCTAGTTTTCCAATAGAAGTAAAATCTGATTCATTATTTAAAGATGATTTATTAGGTATTAAATTATTAGAAAAAATAAAATTAGTACAAAAACATTGGGTTGAAGCTAGTACAAACAAAGAACTATGTGTTTGTCCAGAAACAAGGCATAATGTTTCTAACACAATTAATGTTGATAATTGGGAAGAAGTTAGAGATTATATTTATGAAAATAGACATTATTTTGCAGGAATTTCATTATTATCAAATAGTGGGGATAAAGATTATAATCAAGCACCATTTACATCTGTTTTAACAATTGAACAAATTATTAAAAAATATGGTGAAGGTGCATTATTTGCAAGTGGATTAATTGTCGATGGTTTACACGCTTTTAATAATAATTTATGGCAAGCTTGTGATTCAGTATTATTTGACATTGTTTTTGAAGAAAATTCAAATACAGTATTAAAAAAAGATTGGGTTAGAAGATTTAAAAAATTTGCAAGTAATTATTTAAATAATGATTATAAAGAAACATCTTATTTGTTAAAAGATGTTTATCTTTTACATAAATGGAATAAAGTTAATAAAACTTTAAAACCTGTAGATTGGTTAAATGCTAATATTAAACCTACATATACTGAAATTAATACTACTGGTGCACAAAGTTGTGCTGGTGGTGCATGTGAGTTAAATTTTTAATAAAATATTAGGAATTCTCATAAATTTTTCGTATATTTGTATATAAAATATACAAAATTATGTTAGACATAAATAATGCAAAATCCATAGATGTTAAAAAATCTAAATCTGGTAGTACATATAAAACATTTACTTTTGAATGTGTTGATTGTGGTAATGATATAAAAAGTCAACAATCACAATTAAAAACACATTCTGGTAAATGTAAAAAATGTACACAAAAGAAAAAACCTTATGAACATATTTTAAATGAATTAATTCATAGTTGTTTAACTAAAACTAATCATTTTATTAATTTAAATTATGAAGATTTTATTTTAATAATAAAAAATTCAAATTGTCATTATTGTAATAAAAAATTAGAATTTAATAAACATACTAGAGATAAAAATTCAAATTATGTTTCAAGAGCTTATCAATTGGATAGAAAAAATAATAATTTAGGATATACAAAAGAAAATGTAGTTACTTGTTGTTGGAATTGTAATAGAATGAAATCAGATATATATTCTTATGAAGATTTTATGAAATTATCACCAATATTAAAAGAAATACATAATAAATAACGTGAAAAAAGGTTTGTAGTAGCGTAAATTAAAAACACCCAGAAACCTTGAAAGACCCGAAATATGTATAAAACGTAAGTTATTCACCAATAAATATATTGGTTACATATAGTGAAACTGTAGGTGTCTTTTTTAATAATTAATAATGGAGAGAAGTATACTTATGGATCTGAACGTGATATAAGGTGCAGGATTTTCAAGTAGGTTCGAATCCTACCTTCTCTCTATTATTTTTTTTAACAATGAAAGAAAGATAAATGTTAAATGAGTTAAAAGATAAAATACAAAAAAAAGCATTAAATAAATGGTTAAATAATGAAAAAATTGGAACTGCCGAGTTGGCAACAGGTGTTGGTAAAACTATACTTGCTTTACATGCGTTGTACACAATGGATAAGGATGATTCTATTCATTTGTTTTTAGCTGAAACTACAGAACGTAAAAAAGATTTATTAAAAGATATTAAATTATTTAATAAGTTGTTTAATTGTGATGTAGTTAATGATTATAATATAAAATTTTATTGTTATCAGACTGTTTATAAATGGAAAGATAGATCTTTTGGATTAGTTATTGCAGATGAAATACATGATTCATTAAGTCCTAATTACTCTAAATTTTATTTTAATAATTCATACAAAGCTATTATTGGATTATCTGCAACAGTAGATAGAAAAACTAAATATGAACAAGGAGATACTATTTTTACTAAAGGTCATCTTTTAGATAAAATAGCTCCTGTCATATTTAAATATACAATAAGTGAAGGTCAAAGTGAAGGTGTATCACGTAAATTAAACATTTATGTAATCAATCACGAACTTGAAGCTGTTGAAAAAACAGTAAAAGCAGGTAGTTTGAAAAAATCATTTTTACAAACTGAAAAAGCTTCTTATGATTATTGGGATAAAGAACATAAACGTTCATGGTTTTTAGAAGATGAAGAATTAAAATCATTAAAAATTAGAATTACTTCACATAAAAGAAGTCATTTATTATTTAATTTACCTTCTAAAATATCAGTTATTAAAACACTATTAAAAAATATTGATGGTAAAACTATAATTTTTGGTAATAGTTTAGATTCATTATTAAAAATAACTAATAATGTAGTATCTTCTAAAAACTCAGAAGATAAAAATGATTTAATTAGAAGTAACTTTGATAATAATAAAATTAATCATATTGCTTCATTTAAAAAACTTAAACAAGGTGCTAATTTAACTAACATTGATAATTGTATTATACATTCATATTATGGTGTAGAAAAAGATATTATACAAAGAGTAGGTAGATTACGTCAAAATGGTGATAAAATAGGTAATGTATTTATATTACTTACTAAAAACACACAAGAAGAAATATGGTTTTCTAAAATGATGGAAAACATGAATGATTTTAATATTATTAATTGTGATAATATTGAAGATTGTATAATTAAATATAAACAAAATGAATAATATACCAAAAGCAGAAGAATTTTATGATAAAAAAGATATAAATGGTTTACCAATGTCTTTTAATGAAAAGATGATTGAATTTGCTAAATTTCATGTAGAAGCTGCTTTAACTCACGTTTATGAAAAAATAAATATTGAAGAAGTTCAAGATGGAATAAAAGATTCAATTTTAAATGTTTATCCACTTGAAAATATAAAATAAATGAAAAAAATTAAAGAATTACAAAAACGTTCAAAATTAGATGAAGGTAGAAACTTTGGATTAGGTTTTGCTATTTTGAATAAGAAAAATAACAAATATGAAACATTTAATGCTTTTACAGCTTGTAGAGATTATTTAAATGATTTTAGTTATGTAGAATACACTAAAAAAGAAATTGGTAGTATTCATGGTTACAATCATAAATTATTAAATTGTTTTGATAATGAAGAACATTTTTATTTAGGTGTAAATACATTACATTATAATGAAGGTAATACTTGGAATGATTTTGAAAAATGTCAAACTGAATTAATTAATAATTATAAAGTTTTACAAAAGTTTTTAAATCATTTTGAAAAGAAATTAAATTTACCAAGCAAATCTAAAATTACTTTAGATGAAGATACTTTAATTATTAAAGCTCCTATTTATTGGACTAAAACTACAACGTTAATTAGTATTTATACATTATTAATTAGATGTTATTTTAATTTAACTGAATTAACAACTATGAAAAAGGTTTTAACTGATCATAAACCTTTTATTACTGGAGATTCTTATTATATTAAAAATTGTAAAGTATTTTATGATAATTTAGATTTAAATTATGATGAACTATATTATAATAAATTTCATTTAAGTGGAGCAAGTCAAATTCATAATTTTGGAATAGATGGGTTTTTTAAAAGACAAGAAATTAAATCACAATTAAAATGACAAGATTTAAAGCTTTATTTATTAAACTTTTAAGAGTTAAATATGAATATACTTGGAGAGCTGTTCAAAGAGAATTAGATGCGAGATATGTATTTAATAAACCATTTAATTCTTTATTAAACCATAGTGGTAATCAAATAGACGGTATAATTAATTGTACTGAAGCAATGAAATATTTAAATGAAACAGTTGAAGATGGATGGAATTAAAATGACAAATAAAGAACTTATACAGTATTTAGTAGATCATAATGATTATAAATATAATTTATTAAAAGCTGCTGAAGAACTTCAAGAACTATCTCTTGTTCTTACTCAAATGACTCTTAAAAAAGAAAAAGTAGATATACAAGAAGTTATTGATGAAATTGGTGATGTTAAAATTAGATTGAAAGTTTTAAGTCATTTTTTTAATAATAAAAAGATTAAACAACGTATACAATATAAGTTAGATAAACTTAAATCTTATGTTGCAGAAAATAAATATATTGGTAAATTATGACAGAAGAAAGATTTGATGAATTAGTAAATGCAACATTAGAACACTTATGTGATCTTTTAGTTGTAAAAGGGAAAGAATATCGTAGAAATAACAATGTATTTCATAATTTTGATGAAGGTAGTAAAAGAAGTGGTTTAATACGTGAAAAAGTATTAGATGGATTTTTACTTAAACATGAAATATCTATTGCAGATATGACAAATGATTTAGAAAAAGGTATTTTACCTAAAATTGGAACAGTTAATGAAAAATTTGATGATAATTTAATTTATCTTCTTATTAAAAAAATGTCTATAATTGATAAAATTGAACAAAATGTCATCAGTAGTTAGATATTATTCAGATCCACATTTTGGACATAGAAATATGGCTATAAGACGTGGATTTAAAGATGAAGAAAAAATGAATAAACATATTGTAAAGCAATGGAATTCTATAGTTAGTAAAAAAGATGTCACTTATATATTAGGTGACATCACTATGGAAAAAGCTACACAATATTATTGGTTAAATGAATTAAATGGTATTAAAAAAGTTATTCTTGGTAATCATGATGAACCTCAACATGTACCAGAATTATTAAAATATGTTAATAATGTTGCAGCAATGAAATATTTAAAACATAAACAATATGGTAATATTATATTAAGTCATGCTCCTATTCATCCTTGTGAATTAGAATATAGATTTAATATTAATATTCACGGTCATGTACATGAAAATACTTTACCAGATAAACGTTATATTAACGTGTCTGCTGAAGTTATAGATTATAAACCAAAATTATTAGAAGAATTATTATGAGTAGAACATTAGTGGTTGGTGATTTGCACGGCAATTTTAAAGGCTTTAAACAAACCTTAGAACGATGTAATTTTGATTATGATAATGATACATTAATATCTCTTGGAGATGTTGTAGATGGTCATAGTCAAAGTTATGAAGTAGTTGAAGAATTACTTAAAATAAAAAATTTAATTCCTATTCGTGGTAATCATGATGATTGGTGGTTATATTGGATAATGCGTGGTACACATCCTGCACAATGGCAACAAGGTGCTAAAGCTACAGGCGAATCATATATTAAAAATTTAATTAGTAAAGAAGATTTCTTTTTATATGATTATTCAACTGGTCACGCTAGAGTTAGACTAACTTCTGCACATTTACCTATTACACATAAAATATTTTTTCAATCTCAATTATCACATTATGTTGATAATCAAAACAGATTATTTGTACATGGCGGATTTAATAGACATTTTAGTATTGAAGATCCTATACATAATAATGAAGATGTATTAATGTGGGATAGAGATTTATGGTCACAAGCTTTATCTTGGGAATCAATGGGAAATGGAATGTTAGAAAAAAAACCATCATTTAAAATGTCTGATAATTTTAGTGAAGTATTTATAGGTCATACTTCTACACAATTTTGGAAAGAAGATAAACCTATGAAAGCTGCTAATATCTGGAATTTAGATACTGGTGGTGGTTGGAATGGATTTGTAACAATAATGGATGTAGATACTAAAGAAGTTTGGCAATCAGATGATGGTAAAACTTTATATCCAGAATTTAAAGGAAGATAATTATGACAACTAAAGTTTTTGAAGGTTCTGCACAATGGGAGAGAATAGCATATTTAAAATTAGAAAATAATTTTGTAATATTTGATGATTCTTGGGGTGAATATGGACCAATACAATTTGATTTAGAATTGTTAGAACAAAAAATTAAAGAACATAAAGAAAAATTGAATGAAAGTAGAATTAATAAGTAAAACAGTAGGAGTTAATTCATATGGTGAATTAAATAATGAAGAAATTATAGCTGCTATTGCACGTCATGGTACTGTAAAAGAAGATAATGGTAAACTTGTTAAGTATTTAATGGATCATGCACATTGGAGTCCATTACAACATATTTCATTTGGATTTAAAATAGAAACTAGACGTAGTATATCTGCACAAATATTTAGACATAGAAGTTTAAATGGTCAAGAATGGTCTTTAAGATATGCAGAACCATTAGGTTTTGAAAAAATTGAATTAAGACGTGAACATCCTACTAATAGACAAAGTAGTACTGAAGAAATAATTTTTGATAAAGAATTTGATACAATTAAGTTGTCTGATGCTGCTTATGGTGCAGGAAGTCATTTTTATCCTAAAGATGCTATTGATAGTGTTTTAAGACAAATTCAAGAACTTTATGAAGGACTAATAAGTCTAGGTGTAGCTCGTGAATGTGCTAGAGATATATTACCTTTATGTACTAAAACTACAATACACATTACAGCTACATTAAGAGATTTATTAGGATTTCTTAATGTTAGATGTGATGAACATGCACAGAAAGAAGTGAGAGATATTGCTACAGCTATTGGTGAAGAACTTGAAAAAGAACTACCAAATGTATTTAGTAATATTGATTGGAGAAAAGGAATGTTTATGTAAATATAAAATAAATGAGTAAAAACTTAACAAACATTCAATTAGATATTATTTGTAATAGAATAATGTCTGAATTGAGAAAACATATTATTACAGGTAAAGTATATAAAGATACTTGTACAATGGTAGCAGAATCAATTAATTATGATGAATTAAAGAAAAAAGCTAAAAGATATGAAGAAATTCAAGAAAAATTAAAAATTTTAGGTCAAGAAGCTAATTTATTATCTACAGAAATTAAAAACCCTTTTGATAAATTTAATTATTTTACACCAGATTTAAAAAATCTTATGTTAATGTATGATAAAGAAGTTGAAAAACAATTAAATGAAATGTTACCTAAAAGATCAGAAATTCAAAGTGATATAGTTTTAGGTTCAATTAGTGGCTCTAAAGATATAATTAGTGAAATTTTAAAAAAATATATTTAATATGAAAAGAAAAGATATGATAAACAGTCCATATACTTGTCATAGATGTAACAGTGGAAATTGTCATCCTGAAACATGTAATTGTTCATGTCATAATTAAAAACAAAAAAACCCTACTATAACTCAAACGAGTCGTAGTAGGGTTTTTTTAGACCTTTTATTTATTTATAAGATTATGCATTTCTCTATATGGTTTTTGAAATTGAGCATAAAATGGTGTAATTTTCTTAATAGATTTAACTACTTTATTTTTACCTTTAGAATCTTCACTTAAATAATCAAACAAATATTCATTATTTCCAGGATTAAAATTAAGTGGTGTAATTATTTCACCTAAAGCATTTAATGAATTTTGAATAAATCTATTAGCTGCTACAGGATTTTGAATCATTCTATTTAACTCTATAGGATTTCTATATTGTGAAAGTTCTGACTCTAATCTTCTAAATACATATAATGCAAAATATGGTTTATCATCATCATCTCCACCAAGAGATGCTAATAAGTAACCTAACATCGGTAACAATACCATAGTTAAACCTACTTCTAATGTAGTTTTTCTTAAATTAGCTTTTTCATAGTCTGTTAACTTATTATAACCATCACTCATATGAGCTAATTGTAGCCCTTTTAATGCAGGAAAAACAACATTACGTACAAATCTAATAAAAGTAACATAAGTACCTTCTGTGAACTCCTGTTCAGCGTTATTAAATACTATATCATCATCAGTTAAATCTTCTTTTTTCTTTAAAGATTTACTAATACCTTGATATCTGTATTTAAGTCCTGATAAAAAGAAGTTCTTAAACATTAAAACTGTTTTACCCCACCAATGTTTAGCTATTTCAGCTTTCATTAATGGATCATAAACACCAAATATATCATGAGCTTTTTTCTTAATAACATAATTAATATGATATTTACCACTTTCATGATATTTAGAATCTAAATTTTTAAGAGTATAAACAACTTTACTATCCATTTCTAAAACACCATCTTTATTTAAAGATAACATATCAAATAATGAAGCAGCTTTTGATTCTTCTACAACATTTCCTGATTTATCAATAAATTGACGCTGTTCATTCATTACTTTAATTCCTCTTAACATAACTTCTGTTAAAACTGAGTTCATCATATGTTCACCCATTTCATTTAACATATTCATTTGTTGTTTGGAAATTAATTTCTTAGCATATGAATTTCTTAAAAATTCTTGAGTAGAAACATCAAAACCTCCAAATACATCAAACATTTCTAACATTTGATTATGAAATGATTTTTTAACAGGTTCATTTAAATCAGCTAAAATATTCATTAAGTTTTTACTATAATTAGCTTCAGCTTTTAATAAATCTGCTTTTTTAAAATTTCTACCACCAACAGATTCAATAAACATTTGTGTAACACCGTTCATTACGTTGACTACACCAGAACCTAAGTTCATTGTCATTGCAATACTTGCTGCTGTACCATTAATTAATGATGATAATTTATTTGCTTCAATATTAGTACCTAATACTTTTTGTCCATTATATGATAAAATATCATAAGCAGTACTTTCAAGTAAACCTTTAATACGTTTTAATTCTTCACTAAATTCACCTTCTACAATAACACCTGGTTGTTTAGTTGCAAATACATTTTGAGCCCATCCTCCTGATTTTGAACGTTTCTTATATTGTTTACTAGAAGCAATATCTACAAACAATTTAAGTTTATATTCATTTTCTTTCTTTTCAGCATAATTAATTGCATTAAAAGCTTCTTTACGATAAACTGTAAATAAATCTAATGATTGATTTTTAGATTCTATTTTACCTCTATAATGAACTCTTACAGTACGTAATTCTTCATTTTTATTATTAATTGCTTCACCATAACTAACATCATCAACACGTACTTCATTTAAATCTTTCCATTTATCTACAAACTGACCTTTAATATCACCTTCTAATGTACGTTCTAAATCACTTTTAGTAACTGAAGGTAATTTATAAAATGTAGCTCCAGGTATTAAAGTTATTAAAGATGCTGTACCATTATAAGAATCATCATTTTTTTCAGTTTCATAAATAAAATAATCTAATGTTTCTTTTTCAATACCTGTTAATTCTTTATTTTTATATTTAGGATTTGGATAAGTAATACCATCAACTTTAATAGTGTTTGCTTTAAACCAATTTGCTATTTGTTTATTTAAAAGTTTATACTCAGGTAATTTTTTAATTTGTGAATTAGTTAAACCTTCTGCTAATTTTAAAGCTACTAACTCTTTACGTGCTTTAAATACAGGTTGTAAACTATTAAATGAATCTAAATATGTTGTAGAATATTCTCCATGTAAATAATATCTATCATCTGATTTAGATAATTCTACAAGATTTTTATACATTTGAGATTGTTTATTTTGACCTTTTTCAGCAGAATATTTTTTATAAACTTTATCTATTTCAAAATTTTTAGTTCTTGCTGCGGAAATAATAGAATCTCTCATTTTACCAATTACATTAGACATCATGTTTAATAATGGTGAATTGGTGTTTAAAATATCTACAACAGAACGAGTAACACTTTCAATATCAAAAGATGGATCATTAACTATTTTACGAGCATTAGCAACTAAAGCTTTATTATATTCATCTTTATATTTACCTTCAATCATTCTACCAAAATAAGCTTCTTTGGTTTCATTTGTAATTTTTAAATCAGTATGTTCTTGAAATAATTTATTTCTCCATTTAGCAACAACTTCTGTATTTAAATCAGCTTCAGACATCATTTTTACAGCATGTGCTTTTTTAATATTTAATATTATTCCAGTTAAACTATTATGATCTTTAGTTAAATTAGCTAAAATATCTTTAATTTTATTTATTTCTATCTGATTTTGTTTAGTAACAAATTCATCAGTTTCACTTGTTTGTAATAACTTTTTAATATCTTCTAATAAATCATACGCAGTAAGATATTCTTCATATCTATAAGATAAGTCTAACATTTCTTCAGAACTTATATCTTTATTAAATGTTTCAGTATCTTTATTATATAATTTAGTTTTTAACATTTGATTTAAATGAAATACTGTTTTTGAAAATGAAGTAACGTATGCATTAACAGCTTGCCATTTATTAGTATTTTCTAAAGTTTCAATTTCTTTAAATAATTCAGTAAAAGATTTTACAAAAGCTTCATTATCTTGTTTGTTTTTAGAATTTTTAGATTTTTTGGTTCTACGAATAATTGCATCAATTTTATCTAACGCTTTTTCAATAGTATAATTTAATTGTTTATCTAAAGTATCTAATTCAATTTCTTTAGGTTGTTCTATTTTTTTAAACATTATGTTATTAAAAGAGTTTGAATAATCATTTCTAGCTAAACCGTCTAAAGATTGTTGACTAGTTTCAATAAATTTTTCAACATTTTCAATTAATAAAATACTATTAATTAATTCATTATTTTGTAATGATTTAGTTAATCCAAATAATCTTCTAATAGCGTCTTTAAATTGTTGCCAAAAGTTTTTATCTAATGATTTAATTTCATTTTGAAATTCTTCATTAGAATATAATTCTGCTACAAATTCTTTTTCATTTGTAAAACCATAGCTTTTGGAACCTTTTAAATTTTTACCTAAATATTTATATTGTTCAAATGCTTTTTTAATTAATTCATTAAATTGTATTTCTTCAAAAGTTACAGGATTAATAATTGCTTTAATACTTAAATTGTGAGCAACTTCATGTAAAAATGATTCTAATATTTGTTCTTTTGTAAAAATACTTAAAGAATTTTCTGTCGTATAAATAACATTTAATTCTGATTCATAAGCCATTACAGCAGTTCCGTTCCCTTCAGAATTTTCAGTCATTTTATCAAATTGTTCTTGACTAATAACTTTAACTCTACTATTAGAACGATTTAAAACATTCATTGCTTTAAATACTAAATTATTACCAGCATCTGAAAATTCTAAATTAGAATTAATTATATTTTGTAATACATCTTTAGCTTTAAAAGAATTATTAATATTTTTATCATTAAATAATAATTCTTTATTTATTTGAAATCTATTATTTACTTGAGGTTGATTTGTTGTACTTTCTGGAAAAAAAGGTTTTGAATTATCTCCAACAAAATCATTTAAATCTTTTTTATTAAATAAAATAGTTGAAGTATCTCTACTTTCTTCTAAAGTTAATTCATTCCAAGTATTACCATATTCATCAGTAACTTGTTTTACATTTTCTTTACCATATTGTTTATTAAGAACATTCTTTACAGTGTTCTCATAGAAGTTATAGATAGGTTTTAATGCACCAAATCCTTCTGGTCCTTCTACTCTTTCAAGTTCTTGTTTAAGTTGGTTTATTTCATTATTTGTATCATCTAATTCTTTTTGCGTCAAAGACTCTTTTTCAATTTTTAATGTTGGATTATTACTTTTTAATACATTGATGTCAGAATCTATTGGAGCTATACCCATTGGAAACCCAGTATTATCAGTAAGTACATATCTACCTTTATTAACTTTATCCTCAAGCTCTTTTAACCTATCTTCTTTCTGTTTCTTAAACTCTTCTAAAGTAGTATGACCTTCCACTTTACTAGCTGTATTACCAGAAGGAAATAATATTTTTTCATATCCTTTCTTAACACTATCTTGTATAATAGATTTAACAAAGAATGTTACCCAATTATTATCTTTGTTTAGAAGTTGAAGAAATTTATTATCATTGCTTTTAAAAGGATATTTAGGCAAATAATCTTTATCTCTACCCTTCTGAAATAAATCTGATTGTACTTCTAGTATTCTACGAGTTTTAGAGCCCTCTCCCTTTTCAAATTGAATACTTCCTTTTACATAGTTTGGATTATTAGCTATCTGATATTCTTCTTCTTCTCTTTGTTCTTCTAAGTCATTATTAGATTGCTGCTCGTCACTTCTAAACCAACCTATACCTTTATCAGTACTAAATTGAGCATGACCTTTAATACTAGGTGTAATTAATGGAGTAGATATTTCATTTTCTGTATAATTAGTACCACCTGGAACTGTTAGGTTAGAGTAATGTTTAGTTTCTAATTCTGAAAAAGTATCAATATTATAAGTATCAAATTCAATTGGTTCTAAATCTTCTGGTGTTTGAACATCTACTTCTTGATTTTTATTATTTTCATCAGAACTAATCCATCCTAATTCTTCAGTATCTCTATAATATCTATTTTCAGATTTTGAATAATACTTAATAGGAGAACCTTGAACTTTTTTTGTACCAGTTTTAATTTGTTCTTTAGCAGTATTAATCTCAATAGTATAACTATATTTAGCTAATAGGTCTGTAATGATTTCTTCTCTATTAGTTTTATCTAAATCCAATATTAATTGTTTTTGATCTTTAGGGATCTGCAGCTCTGTTAAAATTTTATTTAAATCCCAATTAGACTTTTTACCTTTTTCAAAAATTTGTTTTGCTTTATCAGAAGATAATATATCAACAGATTTTAAACTTTGATTAACTTCATTAGATTGAATAACATCTTCTAATTTAGGAAATGATTCTAAACCATTTTTATCCTGAAAGATAGAAATTCTAGCCTTCAGGATTAATGGATTTAATTTTGTTTGTTCTAATAACTCTTTATACTTTGAGTCGTTTATGTTTATACAATTCATATTAACAATTATTTTTTTGCCACAAAATTGTAGCTCGTTCTTCTTCAGTTAAGTTATTAAATTCTTGTTCAGATAATTCTGGAAATAAAGATAATTGAGATGGTTGATTATTTGTTTCAATATTCCAATTATGTTTATTTATTAAATAATCTAAAGCTGTAGCGTGAGAAGGTTGATTTAATTCTTTATAGTACAAAATAGGTAGACCTTTTAATTTACCTGATTGAATTTGTTTTCTAATCCATTCAGCTCTATCATCTTTTGAATTAATAACCCAATCAATATATTTTTCAACAGCTTCTTTTATAGTTTCTGTTTTAATTAATCCTTGAGTTTTACCTGCTGGATCATGACTAAAAGGATTTCCAAAATGATTAAAAACTTTAGGTATTCTGGTAGAAATAATAAATTCTAAATTTCCTTCAAGATCTTTTTCAATTGGTGCATCATATTCTTTTAAGTCTTTCCAATCTAATATTTCTACATTATTAGAAACTGTTTTATTTCCTAATTGATTATAAATATTTTCAACTAATTGAGGTTGTTGAGTAATTACTTCACCAAATCTAGCTTTAAACTGTTGTTCATTAGAAATATCTTTACCTGTTATATCTCTAAAAGTCCAACCTTTAGGAGCTAAAGTTAATGTTGGTAAACCTAATTTAATACCTGCTTTTGTACCTGCTTCATCAAAACCTGTTTGACCACCACTTCTAATACTTTCTATTTTAGTTTTAAGATTTGGAGATTCAATAACAGCTTTTAATAAATTATATGTAAAATCATCAACTTGCTGCTGAGTATATTTACCTTTCATAGTATAAATACCATTACCAGCAATATTTAAAGTTATTCCTCTAATTTCATATTCTTTAGGTAAAATAACATTATTTGGAATAATATTTTTTAATTTCTCAAATAATTCTTTAATTTCTTCTACTGAATATCCTGCTAATGAACTACCAAGTTTAGTAACTAAAAATTTCTTGTCTGGATTTTGTTTAGCAAATAGTAACATATCTTGTAGTCCTTTACCAATTTCTTCTAATGTAGAAGATTTTTCAACTCTCCAGTTTTTCTTTGTAATAACTGCATAAGATTGTCCTTGTAATCCTTCTGATTGACTTTGTTTAGCTCCAAAATTAGTTTTAGCTAATAATGCAGCACCTTTTCCATGAACTCCTTCTGCATTACTACCAAATACAAATACTTCATTTGGTTTTAAAGAAGTTATATTTTCAGAAGTATATTCTTTAGCAGAGTTTAATTGTTCTACTATTTTATCAACTCTTTCTTGTGTAACAGTTAAATTACTAGCATCTAAAGAAATATATTTTTTATTTTGACTTAATACAGATGATTTAGTTAATCTTTCTCCAGCACTATTAAAATCTATTGCTATTGCTATTGTAGCATCTGCACTAGCATTTTTAATAGTTCTATTTTTATATCCTAATGTTAGTTCTTCTTTAAATAATATTTTATTAGATTGAGGTTGAACTTGAGGTTGAACTTCTGTAGTTTCAATAACATCATCAACAATATCATTTATTTTATTCATATTTCTATCAAATATTACTTGTGATTTAATGTATTGTGTTTCTTCATTAATAACATCATCAAATATATTATCACTATAGTCTGTTAATTTACGTTTATTTAAAGATAATGGTGTATTATTAATTCTAACATATAATCCGTCTTCATTTTTATTAAAACCAACCAATTTATAATATTTAAGTTTTGGTACAAAATCAGCAGGAGCATTATCTGGAATTTTAACTTCTAATTCTACATAATACTTAGAACCTTTTTCTAATTTAAAACCATTGTCTTTTTTAACAACATTAGTACCAATTGCTAAATTTAAATTATTATCAAATACTTTTTTAACATATTTTTTATTTTCTAATTTATTTAAGTAAAACTTATCTAAAAAGTCAAATGTGTTATTATTTATAATATCATTAACTTTACTATTAATTTGATTTTGAACAAAATATTCAAATGGTATGTATGTATAAAATTGTGTTGCATTCATTTTAAATCCTGAAGTAACAAAAGAATATTTAACTAAATCTTCTGCTAATGTAGGATTATCTATAAATAAATCTCTCCAAGAATCTGTAAATATTTTTTCATATGCTTTAGATTTCTTTCTATTAGTTAAAGAAATAATAGCTTTACGTTTTTTACTTTTAGGAATATCTAATGTTAATTCATCAAGTATAAAATACTTATCTTTATTAGCTTCTTTAAATTCTTTAAATCTATTAGGTAAATTATCAATTAAATCTAACTTTTCTTCTTTAGTAATATTAAAGAATTGTTCCATTAAATAAGAATTATATTCTCTACTTAAATCATTACTCATTTCTTCATTAGTTAATAAACTACTATAGACATCTTGAGAAATTTCATTAAATTGTTGTCTAGTTTGAATTGTACCTGTAGGAAATAATAAAGGATTGCTTTCTACAACGTTTTTAACCCATTTTAAGCTATTATAATATGCTTCTAGTGTTGTACCTTCAAATTTACTATTAAAGCCTTTAATAGCTCCTGGTACATTATTTTCAACTTTATCATTAATAATTTGTATCATATTAAATATTGTGAATAATTTATTATGATCTTTACCCATACCATCAGTATCTAGTTTAGAAACCATTACATTTTCTCTAACATTCTTACTAAACTCATTTAATTCTTTAAAAGTATTTAAAATATTCATTCTAAACTCAGAATCTGGTTTAGTTGTAGTTACTTGATTTCTAAAATATTCTAAATCAAATCTATCTTTATTAAATACACTATATTTTTCATGTAAAAATACTTTAGAATGTTGTTGATTCATTAAATTAATAATATTTGTAATTTCTTCATCTGAAACTTTTAAAAGTTTTTTAACTTTTGTTTTTGAAGTATTAAATGAATTATCTAATTTAATTATTTCTTTATCATATTGTTCTTTAGTTACAAAATTATTTTTAAGATCTTGAGAAAGCTTTTCTTTTTGCCAATCAATATTAAAATTTTTATAATAATCTAAATATAAATTACCCAATAAAGTATTTGAACTTTCAGGTGTAGAAGCATTTAAAGCTGTTTTAACAATATGTTTTTTAAACTTTTTAAAACTATCTAATGAACCTAAATCTTTTTCAGTATTAGTAATACCTTCTTTAGATTTTAAATACTCAATATATTCTGCAATTACAGGATTAGCTAAAAAGTTAACAACATATAAAGGATGTGCACCAATACGTAATAAAAGATTACCTATATTAGTTGTAGCTGTTGTCCAGTTACCTTTAGATATATATGGGTCTTTTGCAATATCCACAAACGCATTAAGAATTGCTGTTAATGAATCACCTACTTTTACTTTACGTAATTCATTTTTAAATTCATCAATTTCTTTTTGAGTAGCAGTACTTTTAACTATTTGTTTAACATAATAATCTAAGTCTTTATCAGATAATTCTTCAGAATATTCAAAATCAAAAGCACTTTCACCTTCAGTGTTATGATGACCCCAAGTTATATATTTAATATCATTTAAAGAAAGTTTACCTTCTCTACTAATATCAACTAAAGCATTAGCTTCTTGACCAACACCAGCTTTACCACCTAAAAAATAATATCTAAGTTTTAAATCTACTTCTGGGTCAAAATGACTCATAAATACAGAATCTGTTTCTGGAAATAAAGTATTAATTTCATTTTTAATAAATTCAATATCAATAGGTTTCATTACAGATTTATAAACTTCAGGATGTGTTAACACAGATTTATATAATTCTATTAATCTGTTACCTAAATCATTTTCTTTATATATAAGTTGTTTGTCTTTTTTATTATAAGATGGAAACATTATATACATTTTATCAACGTCAAAATCTGAACCAGTTTTAGTAGTAATACCTGTATAAGCTACAATAGTATCTCCAGATGTTTCAGGTAATATACCTACAATTTGTAAAGCATCATTAGAAGCTAAACCCTGATTAGGAATACGATAACCTATAATGTTATCTTGTATTTTTTTATCTATAATTGGTGGTTTACCATCTTTACCTACAAATAATTCTACTTCATCATAACTTTTCCAATTAGGAATATATTTAGCTATAAAACTTCCTGATATTAAAACACCACCAGGTCTTACTGTTGGTCTTAATGTTTCAGGATGAATATATATATGTGGTTCATGTACTGTAGATAATGCTTCAGGATGCCATATAACACCTTTAGAATCAGCTTCAGATTTATTTAAACCAAAGTTACTCATTTGAATAAAAGAACCACCATTAGTTTTAATTTTAACAAGTCTACTATTCATAATTGAAGCAAACATATTAAATAACTTTTCAGATGATTGAGGAATACCTACAATTGTAACTTCTGATTGTAATGCTTTAATAACATTTTCAGAACCACCACGTTTTTGTAATTCAGAAATTAATGCATTATAAAATCCTGAAATATCTCCAATTCTAAAATCATCATCAATTTTAAATTCTTTTTTAAGAGATTCTAAACCTTGATTAGTTAAACCTGTAATAGTTTTAACAATTTCATCTTTAACATATTTACCACTTACTAATTGACCATCTAATTCAAAATTAGTATCGTTTTGTAAATGTAATAATCCTGCAAATATATTTTTTTGAATCTGAGAACCTACATCAGTATCTTTATATGTTTTAGTTGGTAAATCTTGTTGAAGTTTCCAACCATAATTAGATAGTGTTTGTACATTATATTTAATATCTTGAACAACATTACCATTTTCATCATGTATTTTAGTTGGTTCAATTGCTCCAACTTTAACACCATCAAAAGTAATCAATTCATCAACATTATCAACTTCCATCTGATTGAATACTTTTTCTAAATCAGAATCTTGTATTAATGATTTAGTTAATACTGCTTGTGAATATTTAAGATATGTAGGTTTACCACTATTATCTCTAAAGAAATACACACCTTTTAAAGGTTGTGCTGCAACTTTTAATTCTTTTTCAGTATATTGTTCAATATTATTAGAAATCATTTTTTTATAAACTTCATCATGAACTTTAGTCCATTTACCTAATGCTTGAATTAAAAATTTCCAACGTTTAGGTGTAATCCATGCTTGAGCATCAGCAGAGTTAATATTTTCATAAGGTCTAGCTCCTTCTTCACTTAAACTTTCAACAAGTAAGTCATAAAAAGGTGATTTACGATATACACTTTCAATAGTAGCAATATTAAAAAATTCATTACCTTGAGTTATTCTTAATTGCAAACCATCAGTATATGATGCAGGTACACGTTTTTTATAATCTACCATATTCTTATAAAATGCTACATCACCTGTAAACATTTTAGAATATTCAACATTAGAAACTAAACCGTTAATTATAAAGTCAGTAGCAAACGCAATTGCTTTTTGAGCTGCTGATACGTTTCTATATGCTCCACTTGTTAATATTTTAGAATCTATTTTATTAGGTACAATTATACCTTCTTTATTTCTAATAAATACTTCATTAGCTTGTAAATAACTAATTGTTTGTTCAATACGAGATCTTAAGTTAGTAGTAATATATTGATTAAATAAACTATTTAATTCTTCACTACTTTCTCTTGTTAATTTCTGAAAGTTAAAATTACCTTTATTATCATATAATAAATTAGTAATTTGGTCTTCTAAATTAGTTTGACCTTTTGAATTTGGTGACAACTTTTCAAAATATTGTGATTTGAAAGCATTACCACTTTTATCATAAGGATTTGGATTTATAATTTTATTACCATTTTTATCTTTAATTTCATATTGATAATGATAATGAGGTGTTAATTTATATTTTTCAGGATTAGTTTCAGCATTAATAACATCTTGATTAGCTTCTAACATTCTATTATATTCTGAACTAAAATAGTTAAAAAATATGTCTAATGTTCTAGGTCTAATATTAATTTTTTTATCTTGATTTAAACCATTAAATGAATTTAATCTAATTCCTGTTTTAATTTGTAATTCTGTTGTTTTATCTGCAGGAGTTGTTGTTCTAATAAAATCATCTTCTTTAAGTACTTTATTAACATAATCTACTAAATAATCTTTATAAGATAAATTGGTAGTTTCTTTGTACTCACTATCAGAAGACATTTGATTCATAATAGCAACATCTAATCCTTCTAAAATCTTCTTAGATAGTTCTAATTGATCTTTTTCTTCAAGATTTAATTTTTCACCTTTATTATTAATAGTACCTGTTAAAACACCCATATAGAAAGAACCTAATTGATAATTACCAGATTTATACAAATCTAATAATAATTTAGGATTTTTTTTCCATTGTTTAACTTTTGTTGATACATAAGAAGGATATGAATAAATCCATTTTTGTTTTGATTTACCAGTAGAAGAAGATGTAACAATTGTAGCATCAGAACCTTCATTTAAAAAGAAAGCTTCAGATGAAGCTAACTTTGTAAGTGTTTGAGACAATCCTATAAAACTAGAGTAATCTTCTGATTTATAACTATATTTAGTTTTAATACCATTTACAACATATTCTGTTTGATTAATTAAAGTTTTTAAGTTTTTTAATCTATCATTAAATGTAATATCTTTACCAAAATTGTCTATAAAATTATCAAATCCCTCTTTAGTTAAATTAACACCTAATGTTTCTAAAAATTTAATTGATTTATTTGCTAAAATTTCAAATCCTTCTACATTATCTTCTGTTAATAACTCACTATCTTTAAAATATTGTTTTAATACATTAGAAGCTTTATTCAATCTTTCAATTGAACCTGTTTTTAATGTATTATCAGCAGTTAAAAAATTATTTTGAAAATTAATATCCCAAGCATCTTTAACTACTGTAATCTTAGAACCTGTATCTGAAATAGGTAAACTTCTATGTTCTACAAACATTTCTGTTTCACCAGTTTCTTCATTAACAACACGTTTAGTAATTTCAAATTGAGTTACTATATGATTATTTTTAATAAGATTAAATGCTTGAACAAATTCACTTTTTTGATTTTCAGATGTAACTTTATTTAAATATTCTAATAATCCTTTTAAGTATGGTTTTTTATCTTGAACTCTACTTAAATATGTTTTATAATTTTCAAACAAATCTTCACTAGGTAAAGCAATTTCATTAGACAATACACTTTGTAATGTAGAATAAACCATATCTCTATCTAAAAAAGTAGGTTCATTCCATATAGGATCTAAGGTATTAGGGTCTTCTAATAAACTTAATCTAAGTTTAACATTAGCACTAATATTATCTTTAGTATTTCTTTCTGCAGAATGTTGATTAAATGATGGATCTCTACCTTCTTCTTCTAAAAAAGAAGTATCTTCTTCATTTTCTATAATTTCAATAGATAACTCTCTAAAAAAGTTTTCTACATTTTCAACTAATTCATCAACATATTTTAAAGAACGTTCAAGGCTTCGTGCTTTAAGTAAACTCACTCCACCTTGTTCTTTAAGTTCTGTAGCTTTATCTGTAATTTCTTTAATAATAAAATTTCTTAAATTTGGTAAACTTTCACCTTCACTAAATTCAATATTATTAAAATCTAATCCAGAATTTTTAAAATAATTTAAAGCTAATCTTGATTTAATTTTAGCAATTTGTTTATAACTATAAATAGCACGTAAACCTCTATCAACTAAAGGAAAATATACTTTTTCATTATTTTTATTTAAATAATAATGTTTTTTAGCTGTGTCATCATAAAATAAAGCAGGTTCACCATTCTCATCAATTCTGTTAGAATCATATTTATTATTTTTATAATCTTGAAGATAATCTCCAAAATCTTCAATAAATGATTCTTTACCAAAATATGCAAACAGTTCTTCTGCTACTTTTTCATTTTGATTTGCTATTTTATCATAAATAGTATCAAATAATATTGATTCAGCTTTTCCTGTGTAAGCTATTCTTTTACATTTCATATTTATACATTTTTACAAATATACGAAATTTATTTGACAATTCCAAATTAAAATCCACATATTTTTATAATTTTATTATTTTCTACACCTTTTGTTAATTCTTTAAACATTTCAATGAATGATTCACCAACTAAAGAATCAATAGGTTTATTAAGTTTTTCAGCTAAAGTTTCAATTGTTTCAAGTTGTTGAGTTTCTGATAAACTATTAAATTTGGTAACTAATTCACTTTCAGTAGTTAATACTGGTTGATTAATATTAGCTGTAGGAAGAACATTTTGAGTTTCTAATGTTTTTAGTTCTGCATCATATTTAGCATTGATAATTCTAACATCATCTATTGCATATACTTTGGTTAATTCTGCTTCATTTTTAGGAGTTCCGTCTTTTTTTAATTTATAAGCTTCTAACTTTTCTTGTCTTCTTTTTTCTATATCAGCTACTTCTAAAAACTCAATAATAGTTTCGTCTGTCCAAGTAGCTAATTGTCTTCCATATCCTTTATCTAACCATTCTTGCATAGATACACCTCTTTCAACTACTCCTTTTAATTCAGAAGATAATTGATTTGCAAGAGATTTTCTATCTCCCCATGTTTTAGAAGATACAGGTAGAGAAGTGTTTTTTACAGGTAATTTTATTCCTAATCTTCTTTCTATATCAGCTTTTTTAGCTTCTATTTCAGATTGAGTAGTTATAGGTTCTTCTACAATATTACCATAATTAAGACTATCTAAAAGACTTTGTGTATCATCAGTATCTTCAGCTTTTTTAATTTTAGGTTCTGTTTTATTAGTAACTGATTGACTTAAATAAATATTTGAATAACCTTGAAATGTTGGTTCATTAGTTATTGCGTTAGTAGATAAAACAGAATAACCTGTTTCAGTTCCTAATAAATATTTAATATAAGCATCATTATTAAATGTAGCATTACCATCTTTAGTAATTAATACATTATGTCTTTTATATTTTAAATAATCAATTAATGATTGTCTTTGTACACCAGATAAACTTTCAAGTATTTCATTAGTATAATAATAATGTTTTACTTTATCTCCATCAAATGCAGGTAATTTATCATTAAATTTATGAAGTAATTCTCCTAATAATAAAACACCATTAGGTTTTAATTCTAATCTAGTCTTAGTATTTGTATTTTGAGAAAATACTATAAAGTTAATAAGTCTTTCTAAAGTTTGATCAATATTATCTTCTTCACGTTTAACAAAATCAAATTCAGTTTGAATAGCTCCTAAATCATTATTAGTAATATACTCTTGTAATTCATCAAAAGTCATATCTTGTTTTTGACTTAATAATCTTGAACGTAATATAATTAAATCTAATGTAGCTGATGCTTTTTCATCACTTAATTTATTAGTGTTTAATTTTAAAGGAAACATTTCACCATTAATCATAGGTATAAGTAAAAATACTTCACCTTTACTTCTAGCTTTAAGATTTAAATTATGAACTGGTAAATCAGTAGCCGTATGTTTAACCATTCCTTTATTACCTACATATATGGTATTCTTTTTAAAGTAATTAATCTTTTCTTTTTCGGTCATTCCTTCAAATACTGCAAGATTTAATATACTACCACCTTGCTCACCTATTTTAAGCACTCCTGTGAACTGTTTATCTACTTTACCTTCTATACCTTCAAAACTACCTTGATTGTCTACTAAAGCCTTTATAATAGCTTTACGTAAAGGTAATGTTTCTCTAGTTACTATATCAGGATTAGGATGTGACATTGAATCTATAAAAGATGATGCTGATTTAGTACCATTTGAAAGTGTAACTTTAATAAGTAAATAATTTTCTAACATTTCAATTTGTTTATCATTTAATGTACCATCATTTTTTAATTTATCTAATATGGAACTCATTAATTGATCTTGTTTTTGTTGTGTTAAATCACCTAAACTAAATGTAACTTTATCATTTGTTTTATTTCGTGTTTCTTTTTCATATTCTACAAATGATTCTAATCCTGGAATTGATTCACCAGTATCTTGATAAGTACTAATAATTCTAGCAGCACTTTGATTTTTATCTGAAAATTCAGGATTTGTATTTTCTTTTAATTCTAAAAAATTATTAGGATCTTCAATAGTATCTTCTACTTCTGAAGTTTCAGAATTTTGTAATGTTTCTAAATCTGTAACAATTGTTATATCTGTAGCACTTTTAGTATCAGTATTAACTGTAGTAGTACCAATAACTTCATCTTGTTCAAATTGTTCTTCATCTTCTTGAATTACATCAGCTTCTTCTTTTGCTTTTTTAAGTTCTAATGCTGTTTCTAAAGCTACTTTATGTTCAGCTAACTTATCAAGTATTACAGGATTTGTCTGATATTCTTCTTTAAGATTTCTAGCATAACTTTCAAGTTCTTTAATTGATTCTATTTCTGCGATTTCACCTAATACTGAATCATATTGTTCTAATTTTTCAGGTGTAACAGCTTTCTCATCTTTTTTAACTTGATTGTTATATTTATCAAAATCTTTTTGAATTCTTTCTTTATTCCAAAATAATTTATCTAATTTATCAACTTGTTGAAATTCTTCTTTTAATTCTTTTAAATCTTCTGTTACTTTACGTAAACGCTCATCAGAAGTTTCTAAAACATCTTTATCAACTTTATTTGCTTGTTCTATATCAACAGTATAATTATCTAAATCTAAATTGACACTAGATGAATAACCTAAATCTGCTAATATTTGAGCTTTATCTTTTTCGAGTTCTTTAATTTTTTTATTATAAATATCTTTAACTACTTTATTAGTTAAATAATTTTGTGCTAAAACCTTTCTAAACTCTTGTGTTTTTTGTTGTTTAACTTCTTCAGTTAAAGATTCATCTTTAAATGTAGGATTATATAATGATGGTGCAAACTTTTGAAAATTACTTAAAGCGTTTTCCATTAAAGTTGCTTTAGACATTACACGCTCTACAATATCTTTTTTAGAAACTTTATTACCTAACTCTTGTTCTTTTTGTAATACTTCTTCTAATTGAGTAGATTCTTCTAAATGCTTTCTTAAAACTTCTAGTCCTAATTTATCATTCATTATAAAACCCATTGCAAGTTGAGAACCTGCAATATCTCTTAATTCTTCAAGAACTTCAAAATCACCTTTAGCTAATGCATTTTGATACATTTCGTCTAAAGTTTCTAAGTTTTTTAAAGCAGCTACTTTAGATCTTGCTTTTGTTACATTAACAGAACCATCTTCATTATATACATTTTCAGTTAAAGCTTTATAATAACTATCAATAGATGTATGTGCTACATCTAATAATGATTGTGTTGCTTTTCTATCTCTAATATCTTGTTTACCTCCACTAAATGCTTGCATACCACCACCTAAAAAAGCTCCTAAAAACATTGCTTTTAGACCTTCAGTAGACGAGATAGTATTTAAATAAGCATCACCTAATTCTCCTAAATTAAAATCATTAAACATATTATTAGTTAACTGACCTTTTTTAGCTGAATTAGTAAACATATGTTCAACACTCATCTGCATTCCTTCTTCCCATAAACCTTCAGAAATTGTTGCTTTACCAATATCTCCAAGTCTGCGACTAACTTTTTTATATATTTGAGGATTTATCACGTTTTGTAATAAAGTACCTTTTTTATCAAAAACTTCAGTGGCTGTTTTATTAACTGTACGACCCCATAACATGTTTGATTGTAAAGCATTGGGACCCATTAAAATAGCAGTATTTGCTATAAATATATCTCTACCTAATCTAGCTTTTTGTTCAGTAAATGTTTGTTCTGCTTCTTCTGCGGTTAAACCTTTAGATAATTGTGATTGTATAAAAGTATCTTTAGTTTTATCAAAATTTTCCATAGCATTACCTGCTTCAGCAGCAGATTCAAACATAGTATTTGCAATTGTTGCAGTAATAACATCTCCTTTTTGTGCAGAAAGTAAAGGATCAGCTCTATTTAAAACTTTTAAAAGTTTTTCATTTGCTCCAAGTTTTGCTAATTTATTACCTACACCAATTCCTTTTAAAATAGCTCCTGGTGCCATCATAGATACAATATATCCTATACCATCAGCACCATCTGTAGCCCAAAAATCAATAGATGTAATATTTGCCCATAAATTACCTTCTGCTACAGCTTTTTTAACATATACAGGTAAATACTCATTATTAATTTTTTGATTTAAATTATTTAATGATTTAACCCAGGAATTATTAACAAATGTTTCCCAACCTTGACCTTCTTCAGCAAATGGAGCTGCTATTGCACCACCAATAAATCCTGGCATTTTAGCTAATTCTACACCTACTTTAAGTCCTACTCTAGCTAAACCTGCACCTGCTTTATCTATCCAGGGTTGATTTTTAGATCTATAGTCTTCTAAAGAATCTACAAAATCATTAAACTCAATACTTGTAGTGGGAGATAAATTTTTATCATATTTAGAAGAACCTAATCCAACATTATAACCATACATGTCTCCAGAACCACTTTCTGTAGTTTTAGACATAGGTGATGTAAATTTTTGATCATATGTAGATTTAGATAATACTTTAAAAGGATCAAATTCTTTTTCTTTTTCCATAATTATTTTTTATTAAATCTTCTATCGTACATTTCATAAATTTGATTTTGTACATATTCAGAAGGTAATACTAAAGGATTACCATTATCATCTGTTTCTTGATAGGTTTCACCATTAGCTTTTTTATATTTAACAATATATCCATCTTGTTCAGCTACATAAACACTTTCAATTTCTTTTAAACCAATTTCGTTTAAAGTTTTATCTTCATATTTATTAATTAAACCAGGAGCTTGTTTTCCTTTTAATGTAATATTTTTAATTGTTTTAGAAGCTTTAAATTCTGGTTTTTTAATTTCTTCAGAATCTCTATCCATGTAAACTTCTTTTCTTTTTTCTACACCACCTTCTTTATATGTAATTTGTACAACATGTGGTAAAACAAAAGAATCATCATTAAAAGTAGTTTTATCATTTTTAGTTAAAACATTATCTGGTGAAACCATTCCTACATATTCTACTTTATAATTTGGATATTTAGATAAATCAATTGTTTTTTGAGAATCTTTGTCTATTAAAGTTCTTCTACCTGAAGAAACTTCTTGTAAAAGATGAGTATTCATATCTGTACCTTTTTTAGATGTAAAAACTAAAGGTTTTTGTAAATTATTATCTACCGCTGTAGGTTTTAATATTTTATTAGAAAAAGAATAATTTTGTGTATTTTTAATATATTGCTGGATTTTAGTAACATTAGCTTTAGAAAACTTAGGTTCTTTAGCATCTATTTGACCACTATTTTTCATAGCATTATACATAGTATCATAATATTCTAACTCAGATTTACTTAAATCTTTTTCAGTATAAACACCATTTGCAGCTGATTCCTTAGTATTAAATCCTCCAGGACCAGTACTAGTAATTCTAACATTTGTTACAGAAGGTTTATATTGACCTAATTTATTTAAAGAAGAAGCTAAATTTGTTTTGTTATTATTAAATTCAACTACAGGTTCTGTAACTGAAGGTACATTGGAATTTTCTTCTTCTTTTTTCTTTAAATCACCTTTCCAAGTTCTACCTGTAGATAAAGAATCATCTACTTTAGTTTTAATTTTAGAACCAGCAGCTAAATTAATTTGATTTATAATATAATTTTTATCTGTACTTGTAAAATCTGCCCACTCACGACCTGGTGCATTTTCTTTAATCCATTTTTCAGCAAGTCTTTGTGTAGCACTTTCAATTTGTTTTACATTATCACTTGTAACTCTTTTACCTGTTTCTGTAACCATAATTAAAGTACCTTCAGGACCTTCATCAAAACCATAACCGTTTTTTGTAATCCAACCTTTAGTTGTTTCACCTAAACCTGTCATAAAATCTTTTATATCTGCTTCTAAATCTTGAAATTTAGGAGCAACCATTTGACCAATTGGTTTAACTTTTTGATTAAGACCAAAATCATCAGCATATTTTTTTCTATGTTCTAACCAACGTTGAGTAGCTACTTCAGGTCCTGCTTTCTTAGCTTCTTCTGTAGACATCCAATCTTTGTATAATTGATCGTGTACTACTTTTGCTTGATTTATTTGACCTATTGTACCTGTAGGTGATATAGTTTCTTGAAATTCTCTATTAAATTTTAATAAATCACCTTTAGTATTATTTGTATAACCTTGTTTATTTAATAACTCAGCTTGTTGATTTATTTTATCAGCTAATTTAGCTCTTTCAGCTTTAGCATATTCATTATGAACATCTAAAGGATCTATTTTAGCTAATTCAGCTTCTAATGCACCTAATTGAGCAGAAGTTTGATCGTGTTGCTGACGTTTCATAACTGGGGCCATTAATACTTCTTGTAGTGATAACGGATCATATGCAGAAACGGACATATTTGTATATCTATTCATTATTAATATTTTTTAAATTTCATTTTACCACCATAAGCTCCTGTGGTAATTGGTGATGTATCTATTGAAGGTCTATTTTTAAAATAAGTTGTACCTTTCTTTTTAACTTCTTCTTGTGCAGCAGCTTTTACTTCTTCTTCAGTAGCATTAGGATTTATTTTTAAATATTCTCCTAACCAAGTATAACCTGTCATATTTTCTGCAATATCTTTAAATACTTCTTCTTTTCCAATAGAACCTATATCTGTACCTAATTGACCAACTAATTTACTTCTATTAGTTTCATAAGCACCTTTATTACGAGCTGTTAAATCTTCAGCCATTACTGTACGTGCTATATTAGCTTCAGTATTTTGATTATTAAATTGTTGACCAAATTGATTAGTTGCTATATTTTTACCTTGAGCTTCAATCATTGCTTGATTTAAAGCTTTATTTTTATTTAATCCTGCTGCAATTATAGCGTTTCTAGTAGCTCCTTGCGAACCTCCCATTTGACTAATTGCATTTATAGAATTATTCATTTCACTATTAGCTAAATTAACTAATGATTTCTCATCAATATATTCAGGTTTAAATCTAGTATCATTTAAAACAGGATTTACTTTATCGTAACCATTCTTTTTAAGTCTAGCTAATTCTGCAAGATTCATTGCTACTGGAGCAGCTCTTAATACGTGAGGATAATTTTTTTTAACTTCATCTCCTACTTTTTTCCAATTAAATTTATTTTCAGTAGTAGTAGATTGTCCAATTTGAGGTAATTGACTTTTATCAGTTAGTACAGGACCATTAGCTGTAAATGTTTTATTATCAACTTTTAATGAATTAACTGGTGTTACTTGTCTACGAATATTTTGATTCATTACAGTTGGTAGTATTTTACCAATTGGTGCTCCAACTTGAGGTATTGTACTTGTAGATTTACGAAATCCTAAAGGACCTTCACCTTCATACATATTACCACCTAATGCAAAATCAGACGTATATTGTGAACCTAATATTTTAGCATCAACAACTGCTTGTTTTTGGGCTTCTTTTTTAGCTTTTTCTCCATTTATAATTCCTGTTCCAATATCAGCAATTGTTTTACCTATAAATCCACCAACTGGTCCACCAATAGCTGTACCAGCTAAAGTAAGTCCTCCTGTTATACCTTGAGTTAAAGCTTGATCTTTATTACCTGTTGCTAAACTAGTTAAACCTCCAGCTAAATCATCTAAACCTCCTAAAGGTAATGTACCTTGTGTTATATCACCACCAAGTACAAATTGATTCATACCTTCAGGTATTTCACCATTCATCATATCAGGTACTTCTTGTGATTGTGTTTGCATAGCTTCTTGTTGAGCTTTAATCATCTCTTGAGCTTGTGCAACTTTATCAGCAATATCTTTTTTAGTAGCTTGTGAAGGCTGATCATTTCTATCTTTAAATGTTTTATCAATTAAAGACATAATTTGACCTGGAGTTTTACCTGCAAATTTACGAGGTAATCCTACAGCTTCTACAGCTTCTTGAGATAAAGGAATTCTATTAGAGTATATCATATCACCCATTCTAGCTTCTCCTTGCTCTACAGTATTTTGTGCCCCTTCAGGACTTGTACCCATAGGAATTCCACCATTTGGGTTAGTGGAATGTGTACCACCTTCATTGTAAGTTGTTATTTTGTTCATATTGTTAGTAAAAATTTTATATTAAAAAAGGGTAACTAATTTTACTTAATTACCCTTTGTGTGTTTATTCTTCTTCTTGTAATGTTTTAAATAAATATTTACTTATTAGTTTAGCTTTTTGTTCATTATCTACTTTAGCAATAATTTCATCTTCTGTAAAAACTATCCATTCATTTGATTTTTCATCAAATTTGTAATATTTATCATATTTTGTTTTAATGGGTTTATTTTGTAAATATGTTTCTAATTCTTTTTGATTTTGATATTTTGTTTCTTTATCACACAAATTATAAAATTTATATTTTTGATTAATTTTCCAATCTGAATTAAGTATTTGTCTAACTCTTTCACTTGAAAGATTTACAAAATTTCCAGCTTCTTTTAATGTTTCAAATCTATATGTTTTATTATTTAAATCTAAATAAATTATTTTATTTAATCTTTTATATTCTTCACGATTTTCTTCTTCAACAAGTTGTTCTTCTAATTTATTTTTCCAACTTAAAATTTCTTCTATTTCAGAATCATAAAAATCTTTAGTTACAATTCTATAATTATTAGAAATAATTGTATTGTTGTTTAATCGATTAGAATTAATTTGTGATTTATTTAAAAATCTACTACATTGTTGAATACTTTCAAATTCTTCTATAATATTATGATTTAAATCTAAAAGTAATATAGGAATAGATAATACATCTGAACCACCACTTTTAACATCTTTATTTATATTATAAAGATTTTCCCAATTAAAAGAATCTATATAAAACTGCTCTAATTCATAAAGTTCATCTCTATCTAAATTATCATTAGATTCAATAGTTTCAAATAAAAATTTACTTTCACCATATTCATTAAAAGAATTTTGTAAATGTATATTATGATGAGCATTTCTTCTAAGATAGTAAAAATGCTCATCTTTTCTTTTATTTAAATCAATAGAACTACCGATATATCTTTTTTTATTTACTAAATTTCTTATTTGATATACTCCTTGTTTCATAAATTATTTATAATTTATACAAATATACAAAATATTTTCTATATTTCCTAATTTTTCACAATTATTTAACAATATATTTTATACTTATTTTATTAATAGTTTATAATTAAACTGTATAGTAACAAATAATATCGTGCAAAATCATCTTATAATTATCCTCATTATCTAATTGTAATTTTAAATAAACCCAAGGATTACGTATTCTATTTCTACCTTCTCTAGGTATTAATGCGTGCCAATCTCTAAACTTACGTCTAAGATTTTTATTTCTACCCAACTCTAAAGGTATTAAACCAGAGTTTTGATACTCATTATAAGCTTGAATCTTAGTTAATGTTTCATCAGGTTGATCAATATCATTTAAATAAAGTTCTGATTTAAATTGAATATTATCAAATACACAATCTAAATCTGCTTCAGGATTTAACATTAAAGTTATATAAGAAGGATAATATGTATCAAAGTATACATTGTATTGTCCAGCATACTGTTTATATATTTTTTTATTATTAGGATGTGTTACTAAAAAGTTATTACCTTTACTAATATACATATTAGGTAAGTAATCATACAAACTTATAAAGCTTTGAGTTAATTCATTATAATTAATAGTAAAAGATTTATTTCCTTGTAAAAAAGTCATAAATGCCTCATTATTAATATAATCATATCCTGATGTTATACCAGCTCTTAAAATAGGATTATTATTTTTTAATAAACCATCAGTAGTATTATTTTGTAAAAATGAATGTAATCCTTTTATATCTGATAATTTACTAGCTCCATTATTAAACATTTTAATAGATTTATTATTTAAATCATAAAAATAAAATGTTTGTGGACTATTTACAACTGACCATTTATTTAATGTACCTGAATCTGTACTAATATATTTATACTCTTGTAATACTTGACCAGAACCTAATTCTACAGATATACCATCTGAACCTTGTACTTGTACTCTAGGATTAATAGATAAAAAAGCTACACCATTATCTTGAAAAGTATAAAGTTCATCTTTAAAATTATGTAGATGTGTAATAGGTCCATATTTACCATCTAATGAAAGAACTTCATTTGGAAGTAAATTAGTCCAACTATCAATTAATTCTCCAGGAGATTTAAGACTAGAAGCAATTACATTAGCATCATAAATATTTTCTTTTTTAAAATTATAATTTAAGTCTTTTCTTAAAAATAAATTAGGTTGTTGTGAATATACTTTATTATATTTATGAAAATCATCATATCTAGTTTGAAATATACTATCCCACGCTCCTATACTTGAATCATTTCTATTTTTTAAATTTACAGAAGTTTCAATACGTACACTTACAATTTCTGTAGTTTGCATTGTATTTATTCCATATTTTTCAACATCAGTTTTTACTAATTTTGTAAATTTAAAATCATTTATAAAAGTATCACCAGGATTATAAATTATAATATTAGAATTGTTAATATTTATATATTCTCCTATTTCAATATAATTAGTTCTTTTTTTAGATTCATAAGTATTTCCTCCGTATATATTTCCTATGTATATTTGAATCTCTGGTATTTTAATTTCTCCTATTAAAGAAATATCTTGATCTGTTAATAAAGTATGAGTATGAAGATTTTTATAATTAATTCTATTTTTTGGAAGAATACTTGTTCCTAGTCCCAAAACAAAAGTTAAATTTTTAGCTCCGTAAGAATTAGCTCCAATTACAGCAGGAGCACTAACACTATCGTCAGTTAATATAGGTTGCCATGAATTTGAATAAGCATAATTTATATCATTATTATAAACAGTTCTTCCTTGTCCTTTTTCTGTTATTATTGGTGTTCCGTAGAAATCATATTCTCTACCTCCAAAAATTAATGTATTATATGGATTACTGGTGTTTGCTAAAGATCTTTTAAAGTTTCCTTTATATTCTCTTAAATATTGACTAAAAGGAGTATATCCTTCATTAGTTGCTATTAATCCATATTTAAAATTTTGATAAGGATCTGCTATAGATTTAACTAATGTTCCTAAAGTTTCTGAACATTTAATATCCCAAGGAGTTAATGAATTACTTCCTTTAGCTTCATAAGCAGTTTCTTTTGTTTCTGGATTTCTAAGTTGTGACCACCATTCATTGTTATTATTTTCTATTCCTCCTATTATTTTTAATTTACTATTTATATTAATGTTATTAATATTATCAAATAATATTTCAGGAGAAAATAATTGCATCATATGATTATATTGCCAAAAATCTTTAATCCATCCAGAAGAAGATGTTGATTTATAAACTTCATTTGAAGGAGAACTATCTAATGCTGATGATTGAGGATGAAATGGAATTTGTCTATCTAGTTTAGAATAATTATCCATACCATGAATAGGAGATAAATAACTATCTATTCTTCTCATTAAAGAAGGCATTTTTAACCCATTGTCTGCTGAAATTTCATTATTAGTATTAATTAGTCCATAATTTTCTCCAAAATCACTAACATTAAATCCATCACCACCATGACGACCCATAGACATCATTGTATTTATAATACCTTGACAAATAATAGTTTTATCATTTAAAGTTCTATCTGCTCTAAGTATCTTATAACCTACAGGTTTTAATTCTTCATCATAATTACCTTCATCAGTTAAAAAATTATTTGAATCATTTAACCATGTGTAAAATTCAGATTTTAATGTTATTTCTAAATAAGAAAACCATCCATTTAAATTAGATTGATCTAAATTATTAGGATGAGTTTTAAAATCAGCAATCCATTTAGGTAAACTAATTTGTCCTTTTAAATTATAAAATTGAAGTCCTATTCTGTATATTTCATTATCTTTAAAAACATTATCTGCTTTTAAAGTTAAATCTTGTCTTCTTTTTAATTCATATTTTAAATATTTACCTTCACCACCTAATTGAATACCATTATTAGTATATTTATACTTATCATAATCTTTATTGATTGATGAATGATTTAAAGGAATAGAATCATAATTAGGAGTAGTAAAATCTATTGTTATTTCTTCTATTGGAAATAATGGATTAGAACCAACTGTTTCAAATCTATCTACTACTTTTGAATTACCTAATGCTTGAAAACTATATGCTCTGCAATCAAGATCTATATTATAATTTTTTTCTTCATAATTTGCTGAAAATAATCTATTATCTTTAGAATTAATATGTTTAGGTATAATAATATCTGAACCTAAAAAAGTAAATTGTTCTAAAGATACATTTTGAATTATATTACCATCATCATAATAAGTTAAATCTTCATTGTTTGTGATATCTGTATCTAAAAGTAAACTAATTTCAGGTATTTGATTATAAGAAGTATATTTTATAGAATATAATTTTAAATTAGTATAATTTTTATCAATACTTGGTATATATATTATAGGTGTAGTACTTACTACTTCATTAACTTCTCCACCACCTAAAGTACTTTTATCTAAAGATATTAATTCAGATAAAGGACTAATTTTAGTTTGAGAAGAATTAATTCTGTATAAATTGTAAGCATATTGTATCATACCTGAAGTATGATTTCCTCCAACTAATTTATCAGTTATTTGAGGTTGTGATAAATTAAAATTACTTACTTGGTTAATAGTTGTTACAGGTATATCTATTAATTGTTCTAAATCTCCATTTGATATAGAATGATTAATATTTAAAAATCTCATTTGATTTACACCATCTACCCAATATACTTTATCAATTTTTTTATTTTCAAAATTTGATAATGCCCATATTGGATAATTAGAAGAAAAATTTAAATTTCTTACATAAAGTAATCTTAAATCAAAATCACTTTCATTTAATTTCCAAATACAATCAATACCATTATTATCTGTTGTAAATAATATAAAACATTCTCTATTATAAGAATGTCCTATAATTACTTGTTCTGTAGATGTTGAATTTGTTAATTCATTTGTAGTATATAATAATGTTTTATTACCATATGTAATAACACCGTCATTAATTACTATACTTGGTAATTCTAATATCAGACTATTACCTTTTTCATTAGTTACAGAACCTGTACTTTGTGAATCAGTTGCAATAATTCGTATATTTTTACCTTCAAAATAAAATTGTGGTTGAAATTTAGATTTACTAATATCTTTATTCATACCACCATTATACGTAATTTTTGTTGCTTTATTCATTATCTATTATCTTTTATATATTCTTTCATTCCAAAGTTTTTATAAAATGATTCATGAGCTTTATCATTAATAATTAATCTATTAATAGCATTCATCATAGATTCCATTTTATCTATTGTAGGCATTTGTAAATCAGTATTAGCTGCTCCCATATACCAACATTTTTTTTGTTCATAATATTGAAATACTTTATCAGTTATTTTACCTACTGAAAATAATTGTTCTAAATATCTAAACATTATATAATATTCTAATGCTAATTTAACTTTTTCAGTATTAGGTATTAAAGGAAATTCATTTTCATCTGTAGCAATTGCTCTATATGAAATTTCAATAAAACCTTCTTCACGAGAAGTAAATATAATACCATTTTGAATTGAATAAGTATATTCTCTAATTAATTCAAGTTCACTATTTAATTCATTTTGACTTTTATGATATAAATTAGTAGCTTCTCTCATAGCAATTGGATCTTGACAACCATCTAATCCTAAATATCTAACTCCTCTAATTTGTGTTAAATCACAAGGTAGTGGTGATTTAAATGATTCTATTGGAATAGGATCTGTAACTTTTTCAACTAAAGCCATAGGTGCTCCTAATAAAGGAATACATTCTAAAGCATATTCAGCTGCTTCTTCATATTTTAAATCTTTAAGTAAAGGTTGTCTTAATACTCTCCATAAGATTTCACCCATACCAATCATTTGTCCATTATGTGCCATATTTAATATAATTTATAAGTGTCATATCTTTCTTTTTCTTCATCTTTAATTCTTTTAGCTAAATCTCTAGCAAAATTTCTAGCTGCTTTAAATTTGTAATATTTTTTATTTTTAAAACCTAATCCTACCTTAATAAGATTTATACTAAAAATATAACCAGAAGTATGAGAATTATTAAATCTTACAAGAAGTTTTTTCTCTTTTGCTTCTTCATCAGATTGCCATAGTTCTTTAGTAACTTTCCAATCAATAGGTACAGTATTACGTAGTTTTCCATTTACAATACGAGGTCTTCTTTTAACTTTTCTAACACCTACAACTAAATGTAAATGATTCATATAATATTCTATATTCTCATTTAAAATTAAATTAATAATTTCATTATTAAAATCTGAAATAATTTTATTATATTTTTTTGAAGAAACATGATTTTTATATTTATCTTTATAATATTTATAATAATCAGTAATTCCATAATGAACTTGAATTTTATTATTAGATTTCTTAGTCATTTGAATCATTAGTTTTATCTTCAGGTATTTGTAAAAGTTTTACATATTCACTTATAATTTCCATTTTAATTAAATCTATATAATGTGATTGTAAAGGATAATCTGTAGAATTTATATCAAAACAAGGTGCAGGTGTTTCACATCCACAACAATTATTATAAATTTTTAATTCTAAAGGATCTTCAAATACTCCTGAAACAGTTATACATTCAATTAATCTTAAAGCTTTATTTTCACTAATTAAATAAATATAACCATCATCATTTAAAAAAGAATAAATACTATTTTTAAATGGTGAAAATTGATGATATAAAGCTCTTTCTTTAGGTAAAAAATTAAAAGGTAAACTTGTTATGTTTGTAGGTTTAACACTTGTGATTGCAGGTGCTAAATGTAATTCTAATGCTTGTGGAATAGGTCTTTTAGTTCTAAGTATTTTTCCACAAACAAAATCTAAATTACATTGATTTATAGACACTTCTTCTAATCCTTCACAAAAACTTTGTGTTATAGAAATATCTACACTTCTTTGTAAATTATTAAGTTCTTGTCTTAAATATTTAGCTCGTTTAATATTAAATAGATGTATAATGTGTCTATCATCTATTTCTGTATCGTCTTGGTATTGTTTTATACCTTCTCGTACATCGTAAATTAATTTTGATAATATCATATGTATATAAATAAAAAAACCTCTCCATGGAGAGGCTCTAATTTGTTATGTGTTTAAAAATTTTAAATAATCTTTATTACTTATAAAGTATTGTTGACCACAATCATTACATTGCATTAATCTTTTAATAGTTCCTGATGCAGTAACAATAGTTTTAATTAGTTCTACATTTTCTGAACCATCATTAGGACATGTAAACTTAGGTTTTCCTAATATAACTCCATGATGTGTTTCATGTGTAGAATATAATCTTAATCTTTGATAAACTTCTTCAGTTAATGCAACATCAATCATATTATAATGTACCATTTCTTTCATTGAAGTATCTCTTTGTTCTTTAGAACCTTTACCAAACACATCATACATTACAATATCATTCCACATTGATAATCCTGAGTGTTTATATTTACCACCTAATCCTAAAAATGTTGCAATATAATCTAATTTATTTGAATTAAAATTAAAATGATATTTTGCTTTTTTAAGAGTATCAAATTGTTTATATTTAGGTAGTGTTAAAATTCCATGTTTTAAAGCTCTTGTCATTATAAATGCAGTATCATATCTTTCAATATTATGACCTATAATTTCATCAGCTTCGTTCATTAAACCAATAAATGTTTGAATTAATTCTTTATCACATCCATTATTCCATTCTTTACAGTATACTTGATCTTCTCCTTCCCATTTCCAAGCAATAGTAATAATTGCTCTTTCATGTATAATTTGATCAGGAGTAATTGTTTGATTATAACCTGCTCTCCAAAACCATCCTATATTATAAGAAGTTTCAATATCATAAAATAATCTTTTAATTTTAGTAGGTTGCCATGGTTCATTTAAAATTAATTTAAATGTTTTATTATCTTTACCTGGTAATTCAGCATTAACTTCTCTAATTGCTTGTTTACATTGAGCTATTGTAGATCCTTGTAAACGTTTAGATAATCTTTTTCCACCTTCTTTTAAATATCCTGGACGATTTCTTAAAAATTCTTTAATTTGTTTAATACTCATATTTTTAATTTAAATTAATATATATTGTACAAAGGTACAAAATATATTTGATAATTCCTAATCATTTAACTTTTTATTAACAATCTTAAAAAAGGAAATTGTATTAATAACCATTTTCTAAATACTGTAAAAGCAAGTATAATTAGTATAATTAATATAATCCAAAACCAACCCCAAAATCCTAATTGAAATCCTTTTTTTTCATTTACTTTAACTTTTGCTTTATCTTTCTTTTCATATTGTAACATATGTTTTTCTACTACTTTTTCAACAGTAGAATCAATATACTTAATTTTAGCAACAGAATCTTTTACTTTTTTCTCTTGTTCAATACGTTTTGTTTCAATTTCTTTTTGTTGTTCTTTTTTAAATTTTTCCTCAATAATAGTTTTAGTTTTTCTTTCTAAAAGTTGTCCATTGGAATCATTTATATAAATATCACCATTACCTACAGGTCTAAAACCTTCTAATGGATTTTTAAGTGTTTCAGTTACTTCTGTTGTAGTTTTTCTAGTATTTTCTTCAGAAGAACTTTCATTATATTTTTGATTAAATTCTTTTAATAATTCTTCTTTTAATACAACTCTAATTGAATCTAATCTTTTACTTTCAGCTTGTTTTATTTTTTCTTGTTGAGTAATTTCTTGAGCAGAAATTTGTGATTGATTTTCTGTTTGAGTTTTTGTTTTTGGACCACAAGATAAAATAGTAATTAAACTAAAAATAATTATTAATACTTTTTTCATGTTAAATGTTTATATTCAGCTATAGCATCAAAACTAGGACATTCTTTAATTCTTTCCCAACTTTCAATAACTCCATTACCATTTTTATCTGGTGAGAAATCTCTATGACCTTTAATTGTTATTTTATTAGTATTACCGTTCATTTTAAGCCATTGTAAAGCTTCTTCTATACATTTTAATATAGATTGCTTTTGAGCAGCAGTTCGTGTATCCTTACTCTTGTAAATAGGTTTTTCTTTTGTACCACTTACTTCAATTCCACCTACATAACAAATATGTAAAGTGGAACTATTAAAACCTAATACTCCATTAGTAATTGTGTTAAATTCTGCAAGCTTTTCAATTTTACCATCTACTTCAACAAGTCTATGATAACCTGGTGCTTTCCAACCTTTAGATTTCCAAAAAGCTTCTATATCTTTTCGTTTACTAAATCCTGCAGAACAATGTATTACTATACTTTTAATATCTTTAGCTTTTGGCATTATGAATTTTGTTTTTTATATTGTTCAAATTCTTTTTTAAGTTTATCGTGATCTTTTTGTAATGTCATATAATGTTTTTCTAATTCCATATACTGACCTTTTAATTCTCTATGTAATTTTTCCCAATTTTGTGATGTTTCAATTTCTTTTGCATATTGAAGTTGTATGTTATTAAATTGATTTTGTAAAGATTTATTATGTTCTCTTACACGATCTAATTCTAACATTACTTCATTCATTCTTGTTTTATAATCTTCTAAAAAATGATCATATACACTTTGCATTGTTGAAACAGCATCAGCATTAGATTTTTTTAATTCAACTTTTTGTTTTTCTTTACCTCCAAAAATCCAAGCAATAGGTATAGCAATTGTTGTTACAACTGTATACCAGTTATTAAAAAAAAATTCTTTTAAAACTGTAATCATTTTTATTTTTTAAATTGTTTAATAATCCATAATGTTATTGATATCACAACTAATCCTAATCCTGTAAAAAATTGTGTTGATAAAAATATATTATCTTTTGGTAAGTTTTCAGAATATAATGTAAATCCATAAATAATTTGATGAATTAACCATCCTGAAAATCCTCCATATATACCTGTAGTTATTACATCTCTCATATCTGGAATAGCTTTAGGAAAAAATATTTTTTGTCCATACTCTAATATTCCTGCAATTACTGTTGTAAAAATAATTGCTATTAAAAATTGTAAAATAAAAGCTCTTTCATAAGGTAATAACATTAAAGATATTCCTGTTCCTAATATTAAATGCAATTTAAAATTTGAAGTTTTATAAGCTTCTAATAATAATTTTATAAATCTAAATTTCATATTTCTGTATTTTAATTATTTCCAAACTCCTGCAACTTTTATATTTGGCGTTGCTATTTTCCAAACTCCTGCTACTTTTATATGAACAGTAGCTTCCTTCCATACTCCTGCAACCTTAATCCATGCTATTGTTCCTGCAATTGGAGGCACTCCTGCTCCCACAATAGGAATTTGCCCTATCTCAATCGTTGCACCATCATATAACCTCCTTGTTGCCATTTTATACTTCTCCTAAAATTAATGCACCTGTTATTCCAAAATTTACTACTGTAACAGCACTAAAAGTTAAACAAGCATCAGGATGAATTTCACAAAGTGAATTAATTATGCAACCTGTACTAACTGCATCTAATGGCATTGCACCTGTTGCACTTTCCAATGAAATCATTGCCAACGGTTTAAACATACACACCCCAAAGTTTCCTGCCGATCCTGTTGTTCCCGCAAGAGTTACTGACTCAATACTTCTAAATCCTTTATCTGATCCTTGTAAAGGAATAGGAATAAGGATACCTACTTCTCGATAAAACCCTCCACCGATTATTGTAGCAGTAGATATTCTACCACTCACGCCTGCTGAATTTGTGTAGCTTATTGTTACCGTTGTTTGTGTTGTGCCAATAATGCCATATACTACAATTCCTGCCATAACTCCCTCACCCGATGTATATCTTGTTAATGCTGCGGTTGGAAGATTAGTTGTTTGAGGTGTTGTTAAAGTTCCGTTCAGTCCTCCGCTAACATTTAACAAATCAACAACCATCATTGATGCTGCACCATAATTTGTAGTGCTAATCCTTGCCCCTAACATTGTCAATTTACCTGTTGATACAGCAGGTATAGGGCCCATTGATTGTGCAGAATTTTTGTCTAATGCAACGCTTGTTGTTGGTGTAGCAGGAGCAGGGTTAAAGTATTGCCAATTTGCATTCGGTCTCACTATTCTTATTGTGCTGGTGCTAAAATCAGCGACCCTGTTTTCTTTTAGCTTGTCTACGTATTCGTCAAAGTCAGTTAGTGCCATTATTTTTCTATTGTTGCTATTGAACCGAATAATTCAGGTGCAGTTCCTGAACCAGGGATAAACATTAGTGCTAAACAAGCATTAGGGTCAATAACGGGTATGCCGGGAAGTCCTGTTGTGTAATCTCTCCACCCCATTGTACCACCTGCACCAACTGGAATCCATGCCAAAGGTTGTGCAATGGTTATACCAAAGTTGCCTGCCGTACCCGTAGTAGCCGTTAATTGTATTTGCTCAATAGCTCGAATACCTGAATCACCTGCTGCTAAAGGTATGCGTTGCATACGGGTAGCCTCTCTAAAACCCGTTGCGCCTATATTGATTGTTGATGTTCTTGAACCCGTCCCTGCTTGATTTGTGTAGGTCATTGTAAGGGTTGTAGATGTTGTTCCTATTATTGTATAAATCTCATAAAACGCTATGTTTCCTGCACCGCCCGTATTACGGGTTAAAGCAGGAGTTGGAGTTGACCCTTGTATTGTTTGTGCTGCGGTTGATGTTCCTGATAATCCACCCTCGTGAAATAACCTATCATAAAGTAAATACACGCCTGGGGTTATTGGTGTAATACTTGCCCCAATTAAGTGTTTATCTCTACCACCACCGGGAGCAGTAAAAGGTATTGCCCCTTGAGTTGATTTAGTAGGTATTGCTCCCGCCGTAGGAACATCTCCTTTGGCAGGCATTCCGTCATACTCCCACAGCGAACAACCTCTACCTGACACTGGTGCGGTTGCTGCCACACCTTGAACACGAGGCACTTTATGAAAAAAGATATTTTCAGGAGTACCACTATTGCCACCTGATTGACGGTTGATTAAATCCGATAAGTCTGTTATTGCTGCCATGTTATTCCGTTTTCAATTGCGTGAGCTTTCGCTTCAACAATTAGTTGTGATAAATTATCAATATTAACACCCGATTGATATACCAAACCACCTGCTTGTGGCAGTATCTCAAAGTTTTCGTTGCTTACTTGCAACCCCCAATCTCCACTATCAGAGATGTAGAGTATTGATTCTGTTTTTTTTATTACTTTCATTTTTTATGTATATTGTAAATAAATATCTCCATCTACTCCGCCTGATGGTGCGGACGTTCCGCTCGTTATTGTTTTCTGTTTTAAATCCAAAGCTGTTTGAGTAGCGGTACTAACTGGCTTATTAGCATCGCTTGTGTTATCTACGTTGTTTATACTTAACATAGTACGCACTTGCGATGTTGAAAGGTCATCAATATCTGAACCGCCTCCGCTTACTCTACCTACTAAAGTATTATTTCCAACTTGTAATGCTGTAGGATTTCCAGTTCCACTTTGTTGAACTAAAATAGAATGCGATGGAGTGTAGTCTGATTTTGAAACCTTTGTAGCCAAAGCATCAAACACACCGTTACTACTAACCGCATTGCTACTGCCATCGGTAGGATTTGCATCGATTGTTATTGCAGGAGGAATATCATCTAAAAGAGCTAATGTACCATCAGCATCAGGCAAAGTATATTTCCTTGTTTCAGTTAAATCAGCAGTTGATATACGAGCCATAATAGCACCATCTTTTGAAAGTACCGTTTGACCATCTTCGTCCGCTTGTGCTCCTTCTCCAAATAGATTAACGTTACTAAAAGTGTTTCCATCGCCTGCATTTTCCCCAAAAGCATTTACATTATCACCCGTATTGTCTTGCCCAGCAGTATTGCCAAAAGCATTTTGACTTATCCCGCTATTATTTTTACCTGCATTTTCCCCTAAAGCATTTTGATTTGCCCCACTATTAACTTGACCTGCCTTAGACCCAAAAGCGTTTTGATTTGTTGCTGTGTTGTCTACACCAGCACTACTACCAAAAGCATTTTGATTGTTCCCTGTATTGTATGCCCCAGCACTACTACCTAAAGCATTTTGATTTGCCCCTGTGTTTAAAAAGCCTGCACCTACACCAAAAGCGTTTTGGTAATCTCCTATGTTTTGATAACCTGCAGAACCTCCAAAAGCGTTTTGATTTGCCCCTGTGTTTTCTTGACCTGCACTTTCTCCTAAAGCATTTTGATTTTCTCCCTGATTTTCATAACCTGCACTATTACCAAAAGCGTTTTGATTGTTCCCTGTGTTGTCTGTACCAGCATCTGTTCCAAAAGCATTTACTTCCGTTCCTGTATTTCCATCCCCCGCACCCGTGCCCTGAAAGTTATTGCCATCAACTAAATCGTGATTGTTATCCAATACCTCTTGAAGCGTTGGAATATCCTCTGTTGTCGCTAAATAATAAGTGCCTGTTACATTTTTAGGGTTTGGTTTGTAGACAACTTCATAATTCGACGATGGTGTTAAATCGTTTTCTATTTGAAAGCTTTGACTTGCAGTAAATAATGGTGAGTAATTTTGTTTTGTAATAAATAATTCGCCATTTGCTGCAACTATCGCCGCTGACAATCCTATATCATTCAATAAATCATAAAAATAAGAATTTAAATGTGCACCACTAAGGTGCATTCCTAAAGCGGCATATTCTTGAATATCTTCAAAAATTCTTTGTTGTATAAATTGAATTCGAGTTTCAGAATTATCTTCATCATATTGACCTAAATCAATATTAATTTGAGTGCCTTGTTCGTCTATAAACGTTGCTGTTTTTCCTTCGTCCAAAACCTCTTGAAGTGGTGGAGTACCGCCACCACCAGCAATGTCACTTAAATAAGCTAGTGGATTCCATTGTGTACCATCGTGTGCGTTTGGTCTACCATTTTCGTCATAAGCAAAAAATCCTTTTGCAGCATTTAAAATATTAGTTAAAGAGCGTGCAATAAATTTAAAACCACCATTTTTAAAAGCAAAAAAAGAAGTTAAACGATTTGAATCATTTTCACCAATACCAATATTAAAAGCTAAATCTTCCGCATTCCATGCTGTTGAATCATTTGCTATAATTTCTTCATTATACATTCCAACAGCTGTTTCAGAATAACTATTTGATCTTGAACCATCTCCATTTGCATTAGACACATATCCATCAGCTCTTCCTTTAGTAGTTGCATGAGAATTGTATCCGTTTGCCCAGCCTTTACTGTTTGCGTGAGAATACTGAGAATTAGCAGTTCCGTCACTATCTGCATGAGAATATGAATAATTAACTGTTCCGTTACTATCAGCATGACTATAAGCTCCTTCAAGCCCGACTAATCCATTACTATCTGCATGAGAATATCCACCAACCGCTCTTGAAGCGGAGTCAGTTAAATTAGTTGAATTTAATCCCCCGTTTGTATCAATTACATCTGCTCTATGAATTGCACCATTTGTTTCTTGAACAAAAGGACTATTATTATCACTAGATGATTCAATAGTTACTTTAACTTTATTATCTCCTTCATCAGTAACCGTTGCACCATCAAATTCAATATTATATATATTTTCAATTAAAGATTCTCCTATTTCATTAACTTTTAAATTAAAATTATTTTGTGATTGTCCTAAACTATTATTTATATCTGCCATTTTAAGGTATTATTGTTTCAATTAAATATTCTACTACTACGTTAGCTCCTGCTTTAACAGTAAAACTATATTCATATTGATTTAATGTTGTTACTTCATGATCTAATACTGTTCCTGTTGGAAAAGTAATTGTTTCAGTTCCTATAGTTCTTGTTAAATTTCCTTCTAAAATCATAACACTTATTGAATGATATGTATTTATAGGATAAGTAACTACTTCATCAATTATTGGTTGATAAACTTCAGTAACTAAAGTATCATAATTAGGTCCTCCGTTTGAACAAGTATTTACAGCAGCTATTAATTCTACAAGTAGTTGCATATCTTCTGCTTTAGGTACCTTACATGCTTCAAAAGCTGAAAGTAAATAATTAATATTTTGATTTATTTCGTTACATTGTATCATATTATATTGTTGTAAATGTTACTGTTATTCTTCCTGTAGCACTTTCTCTTCCAAAAGAATCCATTATCTTATAATCTAAAGTACTTGTTCTTTCAGGAAGAGTTAAGTCGTCTAGGTCTAGCCAAGGAGCTCTTAATGCTATTCTTGTATTAGCAGGATCTTCTGTCATTATCTCAAATGTTCCACAAGGAGTATATAAAGGATCTAAAAAGCTTATAGTTGTAGGTTGAGCTCCTAAGTCACATTGTGGTAATATATCGTCAAAAATCATATCTTGAGTGTTTTGATCTAAACCTCTATTAAAAGGATCTATAAAATATGTTATGTCCATTGCAAATAATGGAGGTAATCCATTATGATTTATTGTAAACTGTGCCATATTATGTACTATATTCTTGAGATCCTAAATCTGATATTGCAAAATCAAATGTATCATCATTATATCCATCTAAATCTACAATATCTGGTATATATGTTAATAATCCTAAAGCAATATTAGTAAATAAAATTTCTTGGTTAATAGTTACTGGTATATTATTATATCTTAATTCACCTGTAGCAGGTAAACTTAATATTTTTAATTTATAAGGTCCGTCTGCTTCTTCATCAGAATAAGCAGGAGTAGTATTTGTTGTAAAATCATTTACACTAAATACTTTTGTTGAACCAAAAGTAATTGTAATTTCATTATCTCCAATTACAGGTGGTTGATTATCATAAGCATTTACATTAATTGTGAATGTTGCCATATTACTAAATTTTGTATTTTGATTTATATCATTAACTTTAAAATTAAAAGTGTCAGAATAAGCATCTACTGAAAGTCTAACATATTTCAATTCATTTATTGCTAATAAATCTATTATTGTTTTTATATTGGTTATATGTTTATTTTTAAAATATAAAGCTCCAAATAAAGGTAAAGACATTAAAATTATACTTTTAGGTAAATCATTGTTTTTATCTGTATAAGAAGAAATAAAATCTGTAGATGTAAATATATAAAAATCACCTGGTTTATTTAATTCGTGTGTCATATCATTTTAATTGTTCCTATATAATCATTTGAAAATACTTCAGGATCTGTTTCGTTTGTACTTATTTGAAATTTAAAATTATCTTCTGTAGGATATACATCCTCAGTATATAAATATTTTAAAATAAAAGGTAAATCTGTCAAACTTATTGTATCATTCACATTAATATTACTTTCTGAATTATATAAAACACCTTTAATAGGTAATTCTGTAATTTTTAAAGTACTATATGAATCAACATTATCTTCATAATCAAAACATTTTGTAAATGTTTCTATATTTAAAAGTAAACCACTTAATCCTTCAGGATAATGAAATTGTATATCACATACAATAGGTTTTAATACATTTACAGGTATGTCTGTATCTGGACCAATAGTAGGTGCATCGTTTATGACAATATAATCACTTTGATTAACATTTTTACAATTTTTACATCCTACAATATTTGTATAAATACTTCTTTGTTCTCTATATTTACATATATTTTTATCTAAATTTTCAATAGCAATAGCTAAATTTAATAAATATTGTTTTTGATTGAAAGTTATTGCTGAACCACAACCATATATATATTTATTAATTAAATTTAAAAGATAAAGATTTTTTAATTTTAAATTTCCATTTAAAGAAGCTAAATCAAAACTTTTATGTAAACTACCAATTAAGGTTTGAGATGCTGTTATTATATTCATTATATTAAAATTAATGTATTATCTAATGTTCCAAAATTTAATCCATTAATTAAAGTAGGATTTATTAATTTAGAACAGTTTGTACATTTTAAATTACTTCCTAATAATTTTAGAATTTTTCTATATAAATATATTGCTTCTTCATAATATCCTAATTTTAATGCTGTACAAATTCCATCTAATGTTAAATTTAATTGAATAATTCCATCTAAATTTTTATTACATTGAATACATATATTTAATTCTAAAATTAAATTTAAAATATATTCATTAATATCATTAAAATTTGCAGCAATTCCAATTATAGAATTTTGACATTGTGAACATTCTTCATCTACATATGATGTTGTAAATTCTACAAAGTAAATACCGTCAAAAGAATAAATATTTATTTCTGAAGCATTTAAAGTAAATATTTCTTTATTATTTACTTGTTCTAATTTATTATTTAAACTAATACCTAAAGAATAATTTTTAAATGTATTATGATTCCATAATGTTGCAGATGTAATAGTTTCTCCTTCGTTAGTTTCAACATCTACATAAAGTTTTGTTTTATCGTTACTTATTGATAAGTTATTTATTTGTATCATATGTATAAAAAAAGGGAGAAGAGTTTGCACTCAACTCCCTTAGATTTTTAATTAAGTTATGTAAAATTATACTACTGGTAAGTTCGCAGGAACTGTAGCATTTGTACTTACAGCTGTTCTAATATCAGTAAGAACTGAGTTAGTAGCTGCATTATTTGCTAAAGTATTAGTTACTTTGTCAACCAAAATAGTTAATACTTTATATTGTCTTTCTACAGAAGTTTCATCTACAGTACTAAAATATACAATTTGAATTGTATTATAAATACCTGCTTTACTAGTGTAAAAAGGAATACGATCCATAAAATCTGCTGGATAACCAGTTCCTCTGTTAGAATCATATTTATATCCTTTAACAAACCATTCAAAGTTTGTAGCAAATTTACCTGTTCCATTACCTTGTGTACCAGGTACAGTAGTAGTAGAAGTCAATAAATTTAAATTAGAATTGTAACCGTTTGCAACGTTATTAAATACTTTTCCAACTACTTCAAATCTTTTAATTTTTCCAGGAATTTTTCCAGGAATATTATCTTGATATTTAGAAGTAACTAAAATACCTGTACCATCAGCTACAGCAGTAAATTCTCCATTTCCTCTACGTGCAAGATTTTTATTCAAAGATAGTAATACACCATCACGAACAGTTGTTGCAGTATCAGAACCTAATACTTCACCAGTTACATAGTAACCTGGAATTACTTCAAAATTTTCAGGAGACAAATCACTTTCAAGTCTAATTTCAACTTCATAAGTTCTTTGAGCAGCAACTGTACCAGCTACAGCAAATCCATCAATTTTTACAGCTTTTTGTACTTCAGCAGCATAAGTTGCTAAAGTTACTCTTTCTACTTTTCGAGGATCGATTACATCAGAGAACTCGTAATTAAGTCCTTTAGATGCATCACCTGCAGTTTTTTGCATTAAGAAGAAAGGTTTATTAGCTAGTACAACTGTACCGTCTTTTGATAAAACTTTTATTGCCTTATCTGCTGCAGAAGCAATAAATGTAGGCACTGTTGTCTGAGCTGCAGAAGTATTACCAACAATTAATTCACCAACTTGTCTTGGTCCAAACATAATTTTTTAATTTTAATTTTTAAACAATAATTTTTATTTATTCATTTCTAGAACCTAATTGAATTTTAGATTCTAAATTTTGTGGTTTATAATCTCTTAAACACAACTCTACAGCTCTGTCTAAAATTTCATCATGTATATGTGAATCTAATTCACATGTTTGTGGTAAAAATTTACCATCAATAGTTAATCCTTCACCTGGAAAAGCTGTATTTAAATTTTCCAAGATAATAGGTTTAGGGTATTTTAAATATCTTATTTTATATTCTAAAGAACCTAACACATTATAAGGTGAAACAATTTCGACAACTTTAACATTATTTAATCTAGAAATATCTAATCTCCATGCAACAGTACTATCTGGTGTTTTAAAAGGATTTTTAATTTGAATATTAAACTCATCATATGTGACAGGTTTAGTATTTATTGTAGTTCCATTAAAACAATCTGAAGAAGTAATTTTAACTTGTTCATTGACAATTAAAAAAGTATCTTCAGGTACAGGATAAAATTTAGCACTAGAATGTATTTTAGTACTATTATTTATAACTGTTGTTGTAGAATAAGATTTAATTAATTCTTTTAAATCAGCTCTTCTTTTTTCAGATCCTTCAAAACCTTTTTGTTTTCTATTACTAGCAGGGTCATAATAATTTTTAATTATTTCTAACTGTGCTTTAGTTAAATAAACAGATTTTTCATAACTGTCAATTCCTGGAGCAGATTGTGTAGCAATAGCATTATATAAAATGTCAAAATGATTTGAAAATTCTTGAACTGTCATAATTATTTATCTAATTTAGCTTCAATAATTGCTCGTACTTCTTGATTTTTTGGAGCATCTAAATATCTAACAGCATTATCAAATGTTGCAATTTGACCTGCTGAAGATAACTCTAAACCATCTGCAGTAGAATATTTATTTCCTGAAATCTTAATGATACCTTTATCAACTGCGTTATTAATTAATATTTTAGTTTCATAAGAAGCATCATTTATAACACTTACAAATAATGAAGGCATTGTGTCAATATATTCTTCAACTTTAGCTTGTAACCATTTTAAAGAAGATTCTTTAGAAATAGGTTGATTAGAAAGTAATTTAAGAACTCCTAAAAGTTTTTCTTTATCATCTTCAATTTTACCATAAAGTTTGAAAGCTTGTTTTTTAGAATCATATTTTTGTTTTTTCTCATTCAATTCTTCATCAGAACGAGTAATAACAAATTCATATGAACTCTTTCGATCTCTTTCTTCCCATGTAGGTGCAACATCATCTTTATATTTTTGAAGTAATTTAACAGAAATGTAATCGAAAGGATTACTTAAATCAAATCTATTATTTTCACTTTCTTTATATAATGATACAATAAAGGTTTTCCAAAAATCACCATAAACAGATAAATTAGTACCTGTTACTTTTTCTAAATATTCTTTTTCATCTTCAGATAAAATATTAGCAATACCACCATTTCGTTGCAGTGGTGCTGAAAATTTCTTAACTGAACCCATTAACATCCCTCCTGATATTACATGGTTGTCATCTACATTTGCTGCCATACCACGTCTACGTGGAATGTGTTTTACAATTACGATTTCATTAGGTAAAGTAAAACTTGATTGTTCTAAAGTTGTTTCTGTATTCTCTTTTTTCATTTCTCCCGAATTTAATATTATTTTAAAGTGCACCCCTGCAGCTAATGTGCAGGGAGACACTATTTATTTATGCTTAATCTATGATTGCAGGTTTTAAAGTTGCAGTACGACCTGGATCGATTACTAATGCTCCAATACCTTCACAAAGTGCAGTGATTGTTGCAGAATCTTCCATGTGTTGCATTACACCACCTCTACGTCCTGTAAATGGATCTCTAATACCAGCTTTGTAACCACGAAGTTCATCAGAACCACGTACTTTTACTTTTTGAATATTAGGCTCTTCCATTGCACCAATGTAAAGGATGTCATAACGATAAGACTCAGCTACACCACCAGCTGGGTGCATAACTTTATTTCTTACTTTATCATCATACATTGGGTCAACTTCTAACATTACATGAATGTTGTTAGGGGCTTTCCATTCAGTGAATTGGAATCCTGCTACAAAAGCATTACTGTGGAATTTAGAAGTAGTTTGTTTGATAGCATTAGAATTAGTGTTATCAAAACCAAGTGCTTGCCATCCAGAAGCTTCTTGTGTTACAGCTCTATGGAACTGAGCAGCTCCTCTTTCACCTGTACGTAACATGAATTTTCTTTCACCCCAATCAAGTTTACCTTCTGACAATTCATAAAGCATATCTTCAAGTAATCTAATAGAGAACAAGTTGTAAGTCACTGTATTAGATACTTCCATTTGCTCACGGATACCTGAACCTGCTTTAATTTCAATGTTTGAATTACCTTTATTTAAAAATCTACTATTTTCATCACGGTTGGTTTTACCAAACATAACTGTTTTAGATTTAATACGAGATAATTGTTTTTCAAACTGCCAGTAAACTTCTTGCATCCAAGTTACTGATTTGTGTACTTTTCCTGTACTAGGATCTCTAGTTTCAATACCAGAAAAATAAACTGGCTCAACTTTACAGTCAATCATTTTACCAGAAACTTTATGTTCCATACGAATAGATGTAACAGAGTTTCTCAATAAGTAAGGAGATGTAAATTGAATTCCAGCACCTTGAGTAGATAATTCATCTTCAACAGGAGCACCCTCAATAGAGAATCTGTTTCCTGGTAAGAACTCATCACCTGGAATACCATTTAATGTTTCTTGACCACCAAATACTTCAACAGTATAAACGTAGTTTTGACCTTCTTCAAAAGGTTCGTTGATAATACGTACTTGATACAAATCTGGTCTATGTCCTGCAATTAAATGCATTTTAGTAAACCATTTTTCACCGAATACTAATTCAAAAGTTGCACGAGCAGCACCAACACCAGTTGTTCCACTATTAACAACAGCACCATTCCAACGAGCTTCAACAAGAGGAATGTTTCTTTCTTCACTTCCTACAACTTTCCACATAAAGTCATCAGCTGATTCTAATATTTTTTCAGGGAATAAAGATAGAGTTGTATCTAAATTTTTCATTCCTGAATTTTGTAACAATACAGTTGTGATTTTAGTAGCCATTTGAGGCTTAGAACCAAATATGGCTCCAATGTGATTTTTCAAAGTTAAACCTGACCAAGCTTGTCCTTTGATCATTGTAAATTTACCTAGATTCATAGTTATTATTTAATTATTTTATTTGTTTACAGAACAAGTTCATCCCCCATACCACTATATGAATTACTATCTTGTAAAAAAGAAGGTATTCCATTATCTTTAACAGGTGTTCTACGGATTGCAGTTTCTAAATCTTTAATTACTTTAGATTTGGTATTTGAAACAATGTTATTAAAGTTTTTAAATCCATTTGTAAGTGTATATAGATAATATAATTTTAAATCAAACTCAAGAGGATTTTCTCTACGAGATTTCATTAATTCATTTTCCATTTCACCTGTTGTTGGATCTTTACTTACAACATCATTCATTGCTTTATATACTCTATCTTGGATAGCCTTGTTTACAGGTAGTCCTTCGATAAAAGATTTTGAATTATAAAGACTGTCTTTAATTTTATTTTGTAATACTTCATTATCTTTTTGCTCTTGAACTAATCGTTCTTTATAAGCAAGTTGTTCTTGTTCAATTTTACGTTGATTAAAAACTTTTAAAGATTCTAAAGATTCTAAAGCTTCTTCCAAAATCATATCTTCACCTAAATCAATAGTTTTATTTAAAAGTCTATTTACTTTAGCTTCAGGTAAACCTTGATTTAAATAATCTTGTTTAATGATTTCTTTTGCAGTATCTAAATTATCTCTTAAATATTCTTCATTGATTTGAGATAAATCATTAATCTGTGCTTTACTTTGTGCTATTTGATTAACATCAATATTTTCTAAATACTTTTGTAATTTTAAATCAGTCTGAACATCAATTTCTTTTTTAAAAGCTTCTGCTAAATCTGCAGGAGTTTTAACTTCAGTGGAAGTGGGATCCAGTGAGGGCAGTAATCCTTCATCATAAAGGACACTAAACAGAGAAGAATACAGATTGGGAGAATTGTTACTTTCACCCCCACCTTCATCACCTACTTCATCCTCGCCTACTTCCTCTGAACCTTCGTCCTCGTCGAGATTATTATCATTGTTGTCAGATTGATCATCTGTGTTGTCATCTTGTGATTCATCATTATCATTATCATCAGTTTGTTCTTCCGTAAAAGATTCAAAAGGATTATCCTCATAATTTAAATCATAATTAGAATCTCCAAAAAGATCCATTTCAAATTCATTTTCTTCCATAATTTCTCCCTATTTTTATTATAAAATACAAATATACAACATTTTTATTAAGAATGCAAATATATTTTATATTTTTTTCATTAATATTGATTTTTCTAATAGCTAATTGCTTGATTTTTTCTTAATTCTAGATATAGAATTAGATTCTTTTTTCAACATTACATTATCTTTATGTTTTTCCATATCTTGTTGTAATGCTTTCATCTTAGCTAAATAATCATTTTTAACTTTTTCTTTATTTAATTCATGTTTCTCTAATTCAAGAGGATCTAAAATACCATCATCTGTAGATGTCTGCTCTGTTCCTTTAGTTAACTCAGCAATATAAATCTTAGTTTCATTATCTCGAATATTTTTAGTATCTTCTAATTGAATTTTCATTTGCTCCATTTGAACCATTGCTTGTGTTTGTTCTTGCATTGCTTCATTCTGAGCTTGTGCTTGTTGTGCTTGTTTTTCTTCTGCTTCTTCAATTTTACGTTTCATATCCATAATAGATGGTGACATATAAATATCTATAATTGTAGACATTGAACCACCATTTTGTAAATATGCTTGTGCAAGTTGTTTCATCATTTGATCTAACTCAATTGTTTTAGGTGAATTAGAAGTTAAGATACCATAATCACATTCTGCAAATTCATCACCTTCTATATTAAGAATCTCAACTGTTTGGTCATCTAATATATATTGTGTTTTTAAGTTGTTACCTTTTAAAGCAAACTTAGCTGTTTCAAGAAATGCATCTAATACTCTAATCTTAAAGTTTTCATGTAACATAAATAAACTTTCAGTAATATGACTAGATTGATTTACTGAACGTTCTACACCACCAACTGTTTCTCTATTAGATATTTGACCTTCACGTTGTTTACTAACACCACAAAGTTCACCCATTTCCATTTTAATAAATTCAAGTAATTGAATATGTTGTTGTATATAATTACCTGTTTCCATATCAATTGAACTTGATTGTCCATTATTAAATGAACCTGCAAGTTTACCTGTAGCAGCACCTTGATTACCTTCTTTAAATGAATCTCTAAAAGCAATCTTATTAACTATTGCAAAGTGTAACCATTTTTCTATTTCCCATCCATCAGGAATACCAGCTAAGTCAATATTTGCAATTTTACCATAATTTGTAGCAATAGCTTTATTAAGTCTATCCCACATAGCATCATACATATATTGAGAGTTTTTAACTCTATCCATTAAAGATACCGCTCGTCCTTGATTAGTATTATAAATTTGACCTATAATACCAGGATGACAATAAGAAGGATTATTTAATCTATTATATTGAACAGGTCTAGGACGCATATTAACATATATGTCTTTACCTATCTTAACACCTTCCCACCATTCATTAACCCATAATTCAGTTGATTCTTCACCAAGTGCTTTTACAGGTTGATATTCTTCTGACATTATTTTATATTGTTCTTCACCAAACTCATCATAAAATTTAATTTTCTTAATTAGTTTAAGTGATCTCCACATTACTTTAAGTACACGTATATTACCATGTTCATCTGTAAAGTTATTATTAAATATATGTCCATTAATTTCCGCAAAATCTAATACTCCATCAATCATATGATTACCTTCCATACCATCACGAAGTAATGTATGGTTATTATCATCATCTGTATATGATCCATTAGAACTAACTGTAGTGTATTCTAAAATAGCATCTACATCTTTAGGTTTAAGTTGATCGTGATATACATCAATACAGTATGCAGGACTCCAATAATCTTCTATAATGATAATAGAAGAATCTTCAATCTTATCTGAATTACCTGAACGTACAGCATGTACTTTTAAAGGATTTAATTTAATAAGTACTGGTTCATTGTGAATTACATCTACTTGAACAATTTGTTCTGCAAATAATAATGCATCTTTAAAACAGTTATTAAAAATCAAATCAAACTTTTGTTCTTTCCAATAATGTCTTAAAATCTGATTAGCCATCTTTTCTCTAAGATCTTGCCATTCATATTTTAAATATTTTTGAAGATCTTGCATTTTAGCATCAAGTTCCTCTTCTGCATAATTAGCTTGTAAATACTCAGTTAATTTTTGCATTATAAATTCCTTTTTAGCTGTTTCTTTTTTAGTTACAGCTTCAGGATTAGTTACAATAACTGACCAGTCAAATCTTCTTTTAACTTCTTCTCCTACTAATAAATCTATTTTAGGAACAGCTATTGCATGATGAGGAATATTGTCTGGAATAAATGATGCATCTAAATGATGAGGATTTACAACATTAGCCATATCTCTAACATCAACTATTCCATTATACAGATTTAAATTTGTAATTTTATTTTTAAGAGTATTTCTTACATTCTCACTATTATAAAAAGAAAACTTATCAGCATAATCAACATTATCTTTTCGCCATTCTTTAGTCTTTTGATTATACGAAAGTCTTTGTCTTGGTAAAGTTAAATTATTTATTCTCATATGATATTTTTATTAAACTTGCTAATATACAAAATTTTTATTAAAATTCCAAATAAAAAGCAAATTATTATTTAATAATTAATTTTTCCTAATAGCTTATTGTTATCTTTATCTTTTTTAAAGTTTTTTTCAAAAAATGGATCATGTGATAATTTACTACCTTTGTTACTATCATTTATTTTAGTTGACTGTATTCTTTTAAATCTATCTTCACGTAGTATAAATAACATACCTGCTGCAGATACACGGTCAAAGTTACCATCAGCATTCCAAGCTATACATTCTTGTATATAAGGAATACTTCTTAAATAATGCATATTTAATTTAGGATTTTCATCATCAGATTGTATAGACTTTGTTAACATCCATTCTGCTTGTAGTTGTCTACCCCATTTATTAATGTTTGCATTAGCGTGTGTACCTTTAGCTTTATTACCATATAAATTAGTAGCTTTTACCATATCCATATCTTTAAGAATTTGAGGTACATCAGCTAAGTAGTGAAGACAATTTTTAGAATCAAAATAAGAAAATAAACCTTTTAAATTAGCTTCATAATTTGCTTCAGCATTATAAAATTTAAGAAGTCTTAAACATATCTCATAAGCATCAGTAGTTAATCTAGGTCTACCTGAGTATTCTGCTACAATAGTATCTGTAAATGTATCTAACACTAAAACACTAAATAAAGATTTACCTGTATCTGAATCAATAGGGTCAATACCAGCAATATATCTACCTCTAGTTATTTCACCATGACTATTTTTACGAGGCATTGTAAATATTTCTATAGCACCTGTTTTATTAGTATCTGATGAATCATAAGCTCTTAAAGGAGTTAAATCAGCATTAGGTTTCCATTCAACTAAACCTTGACTATTAACTACTAATTCTCCAGTATAATGTTCAACTAAAAATGAATCTCTTCGAGGTCCAATACTTTCTAAATATTCTTTTAAATCTGCTACAGGAAATATAGTACCATCAATACGCATCACTGCTTCTTGTGGTGTAATAGGTTCCTCAGCTTTCTTCTGTGTAATAGCAGATGATTCAGATGAACCATATTTTACTTCATGTCTATCTAAAAGAATTTCAATTAAAGATTTAATTACATCAGGTTCACCATTAGTTTGGTCATAACACTCATTTCTATTTAAATAAGCTCCCCAAAAGAATCCACAATTACTTTCACCATTTGTATTCTTATCAAATACGTTAGGTATACCATAAATATTATAAGCATCTGGTTGATAGAATAATCTTTCAGAACCTTCAAATGAAGCTCCTACTGTACCACCTGTTCCACCAGCTAACATATATCCAAATGATACATCACCATCTTCTACTGCTTTTCTATTAACACCCCAAGCTTTTTCAAGATTAGGAAATAAACCATCTTCTTCATAATGTATTAAAGGTCCACGAACACCCCTTGCTTTATCAGGATTATCTTTTAAAGATATACCATTAACTGATGATAATAATCCTCTACGTGAACCATACTCATCTTTATAACCAATTTGTATCTCAAGTGTAGGTTGTGATCTATCTGTTAACCTCATACGAGGTAATGGTGTTGTATCAGCTACCCAGTCTAAAGTATCTACTACTTTACCCCAAATACCTTTATCACCAATAAGAAATGTTTTGTCAGATGCTAAGTGAAAGTTTGGATTACCAGATCCTGTATATGTATACATATTACAAGGGCTGATACTTCCCATTTTAAAAGAGAAACCAACTCCACGAGTTTTAAGTAGTTTACCATGTTTACCATAATCTCTACCTTGTTGCATATAATGATAAAACAAATAATCACCTAACCAAGGTTTGGCAAACTTCTTTAAACGTTCACCTTTACTTTTCTTATTAGTATTAACAACAGTAGTTTCCATTTTTTCAGTTAACCAAATTGGACTGTAATTCCAATAAAAATATAATTGTCCTGGAATCCACTCACCATCAGACGGTCTTACAACACCATCTTTCCATTTAATTAATTCATCTTTCCAAAATTGAGCATATTCAGATTTAGGATTACTATTAGGAATAAGATTAGTATATCTACCATTCTTATCAAAGAAAATTGCACGTTCTCTAAAGTAGTCCATATCCTCAAGTATATGAGGATTGGTTATATCTACTTCAATTCTACCATCATTGTAAAATTTTGTTTCTTTAGGTCTGTCTTTAGCATAACCTCTCACTTCTTCAGGTGCAATAAGTCTTTGTATAAACTTAACTGAAGATACATATTCTAATAAATTCTCCCAAACTTCTTTAGGAACTGATTCTTTTAATTCATCTGTTATAGGTGTTTGATAACGATTGAGATTTTTTAATTCCATTCTTGTTCATTTAATACAACTGTCTTAGTTGACAAAATTGTTTTAGCTACAGATACCGCATTTTCTAATGCACATCTGGTTACTTTTAATGGGTCTATGATATTTTGTTCAAACATTGTATTTGATTTAACATTTATATAACCATTATTTACTATTGTATTCCAAGGTTTAACTAATGAAACTAATAATAAATTATTAATTATATTTGAATTATTTTTATACTGATAAAAGTCTTCATATATAATTTTTTGAACATCAGCTAAAGCATAACCACCACCTTCTACAATACCTTCTTCTAATGCACAAGCTACTGCTTTAATAGCATCATCATATCTATCAAATCTTTCATCTCGTTCTAATTCAGAACCACCACCAACATAAATAACAGCAACTTTACCAGTTAACTGTTCAATGCGTTTATCTACTTGTTCTTTATCGTAGCTAGTTAAATTTTTAGATAGTATTTTTAAACTTTCAATAAGTTCTGTTACATTTATAGAATCATCTTTAACAAGTAACGCTGAATCATTAGTTACTTTAATAGACTTTAATTTACCTAAAGCAGAAATACTTACATCTCCTTTAGGATTATTGATTACAGAAGCTCCTGTAAAGTCTGAAAGATCTCTTAATATATCTTTTCTAAACTGACCAAATCCTGGAGTTTTAATAACACATAATTTTATATTTTTACTTAATACATGTGCTTCTAATTTACGTAATTCTTTATCTGATATGTGTTCAGTTACAATTACTAATGATTGACCATTAGTTGCTTTAGTTTCAATAATACCTGTATAAGGTTTTAAATCTTCTAATTTACCATCAATTAACAACACATTAGGTGTTTCTAAATTACACTCAGCTTTTTCTTTATTTGTGATAAAGTTTTTAGAAAAATATGTAGAAAGTAATTTCATACCATCTACCAAATCTAATTTATCTTCTTGTGATATACCTTTTTCAGCTTTAACTAAGTTTGAAAAATTATAAGCTTTTTGAATTAAATCACCTATTTTAGAATCGTTATTAGCAGATATAGTTGCTACATATTTAACATTTTCTTTTTTAAGTTCTTTAGAATTAGCTTTTAATTGTTTTAATACTTTAGGTATAATTTCATCAAATGCTTTTTCAATATCATTATATTCAAATTCAAATAAGTTTTCAATAAACGCAGAAGCTAATACAATTGCTGTAGTAGTTCCGTCTCCTGCTTGTTGAACTTGTAACTCTGCTACTTCCTTAATTAGTTTAGCACCTATATTTTCAATAGGATCTTTAAATCTAATTTCTCTAGCAACAGATACACCATCTTTAGTTATCTTATAACTATTAAATTTATCTTTGTCAGGAATAATAACAGTTGCACCATTAGGGCCCATTGTAGAACCTACTGCTTGTGCTAACTTTCTAACACCTTCTTTTAATTTATCTTTCGGACTAAATTCTATTTCTCCCATATTTGTAAATATTTAAAATTAAAATTCTTTTTATGTTTAATAGCCCATTTAAAAGAACTATAATTCATGTTAATACTTTTAGACGCTTCTAATAAAGTGTTATATATTTCATTTGTTTTTATATTTACAACTTTTTTAGAATTAGGATTATTTTCTAAATAATACATACCTTCTTTAGCTTTTGACATTTTTTCTTTTGAAATAGAAGATACTTTTTTATTTCTATGAAAATTTCCAATTTTTTCTCTAGTTTCTTTTGTAGGCCTAAAATTAAGTTGTCCCTCACCACCATCTGTCATATTTACTAAAATACCTGTATTATTATTTATTCTACCATAATATTTTATTAATATTATTTCTAATTCTTTAGCATCTTCCCAAGTCAAATCTTTTTTAAGAATTTGTACTTCATAATCTATTTTATTAGTAATATTTTTCCAATAAGTATTTCTTCCATATTTTTTATAAGCTCTTTTTAAAGAACCTATTCCAATATAAAATATTTTATTAGTATCTAACCTAATATGTCTGTAAATACAAATATTATTTTTCATATTAATTAAGATCAAATCCTTCTTCAAACATTCCTAAAGTACGACTACCTTTAGTTCTTCCTTCCATTTCTTTTTGTTCTGCTACTACTTCTTTATAAGCTGCTTTTAAATCTCTCATAATACCTGGTACTGATTTAAGAGCTGAAGTAATAGTTGTTAAAGGAGTTACTACACTACCTTTATCCGTTCTTTCATTTAAAAGTACATTTGTTGATTCTAAATAATTAGAAATATCGTCTGCTGCTTTTAATGAACTTTTATATAATTTACCTACTGGAGTTATAGTTTTAGATTCATACATTTCAATTGCATCTAAAATAGCTTTATCTATTTTCCATTCTGTAGGTAAACCAACATCTTTTTGTATCTCTTTAGCTCTAAGTTCATCATTAGTTATATAAACATAATCAGAACGGATATCACAATAAAAATAAATAAAGAGTATTTCTTTAAATACAATTTCTTTATTTCTACTTTTATCTCTTTTTAGTAAAGCTTTAAAAGGTAATAACCCCCAGAGAGCTTCGTTCGTCTGGAGGTCATGGTTTTTCATTTCAAATAACTTCATTATTTTTTAGGTTTTCTAACTTTAACTACAACTGGTTCAGATTCTTTACACTCATTCTTACATTGTGTAAGTTTAAGATTATCAATACTAAGTTGATAAACATTAAGTTCTTTTTCCCATCTATAGTTTATTTCTAAAATTTCAAGTTCTAATGCATCTATTGTTGCATTCAATTCACTAATTTTTCTTTTATATTTAAATACTGCTGCTACAGTTAAAATCAATACAATACTTAATACTATTGTCATATTTTCTATTTTTTATTTATTATCTTAAATCAATTGCTTTAATTACTCTACTATCTACTACTGCATACATTATTCCATTTACTTTAAGTGGATCAATTTCTACAACTTTATATTCTCCATAAACATTATCAACTTCTGTCTTTACAGTTTTCATTAATTTCTTAATATCAATCAATACTGGTGTTCCTGGAACAACTTTAGTATCTCCATATTCAATACTTCCTGATACAACATATTGTTTTTCAGAAAAAGAACTATCAGATAATACTAATACTCCGTCTGCTTCATCAGTGTTAACTGTAATAATCACTTGCCCCCATAATGGTTTTACAGGAAAATCTGTAATAACATCTAATATATCATCATGATTCATGTTTGTCTGCGTGTCTTCTTTCATACGATTCAATTTTACTTTTTAATTTATCTCTATCTATATACAATTTACCTAAGTATTTAAGTAAAAAATTACTTTTTATTTCAACATCATTGATGTCTATTTCTATTATTTTTTCTTTTATAAACTCATATTGAGAATTTATAATCTCCTCAACCTGTTTATCTGTTAAGTTATGTTTTAAACCTATTCTGTGAATTAATTGTTGTACCTTTCTCTCATGTGTTTTATTTTTCATCACTAATAATATTAAAATTATATATCATTTTAAAATTTTTACTATTTAATTCTAATGAAGGAATAAAGATAGGAGAGATTTTATTATCAATTATAATTTTCTTCTGTCTTAATTTAGTTAGTACTGTTTGTAAAGCACTATCTTTCATATTTAAATTTTCTTTAATTTTCATTTTAGTATCATAATCAAACACTATTTTCCACAAGATCTTTTCGTTTGTAGTTTCGTGTTTGGTTTTATAATGATAATATAATAGTAATGCTAATACATCTTGTTCTTGTGGTGTTAACTTATGTAAAGGTTTTGTTATCTCTAACCATTTAAAAAATAGGTTTTTTAACTTAATATTAATATTTGCTTGTTTAACATTGTTCATTATTTTCCATATATATAATCTAGTATTTTTCCGACTAGTCCACTTCTGTGATTTTCTTTAAGTTTAATGTGTACAATACCTTCAATGTTTTTAGATAACTCAATTGCAAAGTCTAATCCTGTTATACCACCTGTTTCTTTATCTAAACTAATATCTCGTTGACTAGCATCACCATTAACAATTATTTTACCTGTAGTACCTAATCTGGTTAAAATTGCTTCCATTTCTTTAGGTGTTAGGTTTTGTGCTTCTTCAACAATCAATATATCATCAATAGTTTTACCCCTAATAAACTGTACAGGTAAAGCTTGAATTTTTCCTTGTTTAACAAAATCATCAATTTTTAATCTATCCATACACTTATAAAGATTTTCTATTAAAGCTTCCATATAAGGATTAAACTTTTCTTTTAAATCTCCAGGTAAAAAACCTAATGATTTACCTACTTCAACAGCACTTCTAGCAACTAATACTTTATCACATTGTTTAGTATTTAAAAAATCTAAAGCTGTAACAGCACCTACTAATGATTTACCCGAACCTGCTCTACCAGTAATTATTACAATTTGATTATCTATAATAGCTCGTTTAGCTTCTTTCTGTTCTTCATTTAAAGTGACATTATATTTAATTTCATTTTTACGTTGTCTGTTAGCTTGATGCATATTATGATTCTTCTTTAAATTTTTTGTAGTCAAAAATATTTTTAAATGTTTGTAGTTCATTAATACTACCACATTTCATACACACATCATTGTTTAATTCATCTGTTTCAATGTGTAAACTTTTACAATACTTACAAGCTACTACTGGTTCCTCGTCATAATCTTTTTTATTATTTTCCATTATCTCTTTAATTTTATTATCAACGTCTTTTACATAATCTGTATCATATACTGGAAAAGGTGCTAACCAATTATAATACGTTAAATGTTTATAGAGTTTTTTCAGTTCTTTTAATACTATTTTGCTTTTCATCTTTTATATGTATTTCTGCTTCCCATAAGTTTTTAAACTTACTAATTTCTAACTTATAAGAATATCCTTCATGCTTAGTTGTAAACACATTCATATTAGTTATAAATGCTTCTACTTTATCTAAAAGCTTCTTAATGTTTTTATCCTTTAATGTATATGTATTATTAAATGTCATTGTCTTCTTTATATTTAGTCCATTCTGTTTCATCCATTAAATCAGGAAATCTTTTACCATTATTACAAGATTGAGCAACATATAACTTTCCAGGTACACTACAACCACAATAAGCACATTCACCTTTAGACATACAATCTCTACATTGTAACATTCTATAAGCAATCTGTTCTTTATAATAGTCAGGTTTTATACCCAGACCATCTAACATCATCTGGGTATTACCTTCAATATACTGTTTAATATTATTCAGTGTTATTTTGTAAGCCATGTTTAACTTCTATATTATTAACAACATCTTCTTTACGTGAGTGTATCTTACCTAACACTAGAAACTTTTCCATTGGATCAAGATCCCTACCGTACAAAGGTAAAACATATTCATTAATATTTTCTTCATTGTAATCTATTGTTGGATCTAAAAATTTACTTATTTCTTCCATGTCATGCATAATCTTATAAGAAGCTTTTACATGTTTCTTTGTTTTCTTACCTTCAGCTACTTTCATTTGACGTAACCCACTTTTCATATAACTACTCATAAATTATAATTTAGGAAAATTTAAATATTCTTTTTTAGTACTATTATTATATTGACTATTTAATGCTTTCTCCAACTTAATTAATCTATCATATCTTTCTCTATCCATTAGAACCACATCAATTTTAAGTTCTACTTTAGAAAGATCATTCTCTGGATAATGTTGTTTAGCTGATACAACCTCTGTGTGTGGTCTTACTGTATCAAACAGTAATGTTTTTTTAGCAAATTCAAGATTACCTTGATTTAATACTCCATTTAAAGTATTAACATAATGCTCTGCTTCATTATATAAAAATATATCTCCCATTAGTTTATTTTATAATTTAAAGTTATTGTATTTAAAATTTTATTTCCTTCTCTATTAAAGATTATATGTTTTTTAATATAACCCGTTTTGTTTCTAACAAATATCTGTGCTACTGGTTCTAAATTATCATTTAAAAATAAACCTACATTCACATCATTTAATCTATCACCCTTATATTTCTTAGAAAAATAGTTATATCTTAAAAATATATCCTTTTCATTCTCTATAATATCTTGTTCTATTTCGTTGTATTTCTTTTGTATATCTAAAAACATTAGTAAAATATTGTTATGTTAAACACTAAAAATCCTAAAACCAATCTATACATTGGTATAATTTCATTCTCTTCTTCATCTTCTTTCTCTATCATCACCATATCTATTTCGTGATGTAACCCTAATGTAAATTCTATTCTAGGATTATTAAGTTCTATAAATATATTATCTGTTATCCTCATTTAATTCCATTCATCATTAAAATATTTAACTTCTTTTGTTTGTTTTTCATATAAGTTATAAAGTAATTCATTAAAGGATTTAATATCAAATCCATCTTTAGTAATATAATCTGCTTTACTAAGTGAAGTACCATCTGGTAATATAACTTTATCTCTTAACCACTGTAATTTACTACACCAATCTTTATATGTCATAACCTCTAATTTTAAATCTTGTACAAAGATACAAAAAATAAATGATATATCCAAATTATTTAAAGTGTTTAACAAAACTTTAACATATATAGACATAAAAAAAACCACTAAAACCTAAGTTAAAGTGGTTGGATCCTACAATACTATCATAGGAGGGGTACTAAATATTATTATTGTGTTTAGCTACTAATTTGTTTAATCTTGCTGATTTTACAAAAAAAGATATTTGTTCTTTAGTAAAACCATAATCAACAATATATTTATGATAGGATATTCTTGTATTTTTTTTATTCTTTAAACAATGTTTAATATCGTCTAATAATAATTTAATTTTACTTTTATCACAACTATCTGTATTAGGAATATTTTGATTTTGTTTAAATGTTTTATTAACTTTAGAATTAAATTGTAAAGCTTTAAACTCAGCTAGTTTAATATCTATAAATTGTGGAATTTTAAATAGATTACCAATAAGTATATTTTCAATATTAACATTTCTTAAATCAAACCATTCATTATTAGAATCAGTTTTATATTCTTTAAATAATTTATGTAATGTTTTTTCATATTTATCTTTTACATCAAATAAATGTGTAAAAAATAATTTATTAGCATTACTTGTTTGTAATTCCTTTATTCTATTTAAAGGAGTTTTACTTTTACCTATTTTAGTATAGATACCATCGGACACAAAATACACCATTATATATTAATTTATAATTAACTATTTAATATCTAACTTTAGTAATTAGATATAAGAATCCCTATATGCAAACTGGTGTGTATTGCATAAACCGTCATATTTTAACTTCTTCTTGAACTATAAACAGTGCATTATCCCAGATTTAACTGTTATCTAGTAACATTTTTAGTTCGTGACACTTTTTGTTAAATCAATTTATAGTCTTGAATTGTTGGGAACGATTGGATTCCAACTTCTTACTTAACCCTTTGATACTGGAGCAAATTTATGGTATCCAGCAGAGCATCTTTCAAAGTAAGATATTTTAATAAGTGCAAAGATACAACATTTATTTGTAATTTCCAAATTTTTTTAGTTAAATTTTTGTTATAATTACATTCTCTAATAGCTAATTGTTGTAATTTTTTTTTGAAAAATATTTTTTTTTAAAATTTTTTATGATTAAGAGTGGTTGCTAAGCCAATATCATGCCCCGACTTCTTCAAAATTTTGGAGTATACCCTATGTTTTATAGGCTTGCTAAAATTTAATGTATAATTGTAGTGTTTTAGTTACATTGTCAACACTCACTACACAATAAACAAACGTATCATGAACGCAAAGAAATTCGTAGACGCAAACAGTCAGTCAGTATGGACTAAAACTACTTCAGACGGTAGAGAACAAACCTCAATGTGTGTTGAAATCAATGATGAAACATTAGATATGAACACAGGTTATGTTAGAGAAGAGAAATCTTTAGTGTGGATTAAAGGTATGTCTACAGAGGCAGTGTCTCGCCAAGTAGACTTAGTAATTAACTCTGTTAATAAGGGTAAAATTGCTCCTTATCGTGCTTTCTCTAAAACACCTTTCTATGAAGGACAAGAGGAAGATATTAATCCTTCCACAGAAGCTAAATTAGGACGTTACAGCCAAATTAGATTATGTCCTGCAGACCAACGTGAGTCACTACATCGTCAATTTGTAGTACTTGAAGAAGTTGCTAAAGAGCCTGTAGTTAAGGTAGGCCCATAATACAATTGAGGTTTCGACCTCTTTTGTTTGACACGTAGTATTACACATAGTAATGCAACAACCTATCATTGATATGACTGTGAGAATATACTTTAAATGTATTAAGAGTTCTCGACATTTCTCTTATTACTTTTAAAACTCTATCTCACAGTTATTATCTATGAAATGTCAGTGTTTATAGGGTTTGACAGAGGTTAATGTAGTGGTATGAGTGAAGGATTATCCCTACAATCAACATTCTCTCTCATTTCATCATTCAATTTAACCACATTGCTCTTTTATTATAGCACATTTCCTCAAATTGGTTTATCTTATTGATTGAATAATATAAGTAGAAATGTCTATCAAAATAGTAAATTAAATAGTATATTCTGATTATATACACTAGTTCAATGATGAAAGAACAATTTATTTACTAAAAAACTTAATAACTTTCCAAGATGTTGAGGACACCAGTTTCTTTATTATTAGTTAGCTTATTCCCTTATAAAATAGGTAATTATTAGTCTATAGGTTATCTTATTAAAGATATAACAAATAAAGTTTTAGGTGTAAAATGCATTTTTATGTCACTGACGCAGAAATAAGATCAGGTGAGTTGTAGTATTTTGTCTATTTATAATATAGCTACAAACAATAGAACAAATAGATTATGATATACAAAAAAGAACATAGTATACTAGCGTAGCTATGCACGAATTTTAAACTCTATCCAATTGCAGGAATTATCACAAAGACTTGTAAACCAAGTGATATATTATAATAGAGCATTTCTACAGGTTCCTCATTATAATTTCAAGGTGCAACCTTGTAGAGTTTATTTTTTAAATACAAAGAGGAAGTTAGTGGTGTATAGACAAGTATATTGCACACTTTGTATTTATTTTTAACTAATTATAGCTGTTGGTAACAGTATGAGATGTAATACCTCATATATTAGTTTATTTTTAAAACAAATTATTAACTGACTAAATAACAAAATTATGGCACAATTTGAAGTGATTAATCGTATATCTCATCATACTATTGAATCTAATCTTGTATATCCTAATTGGACTGACAAGAGAGAGTATCAAGTATTAGGTAAATTAGATGCAGAATTTGTAAAAGACTTTCTTATGAGAGAATTTGATGGTGTTGAGTATATCAACAATAAATACGCTATTAGTATTCCTAATGGTACATTGTGGTATCAACACGACAATTCAACATTTATTCTTAAACAAGTTTAACAACACTTTAGTCAGTCAATTACAGGTAATGCTGGGTTGACTGATTATATTAAATCAAACTATTAGGTCAATACTATGTTGAAAAGAAATTAAACAATATTGAGTCATGACAATACTTACTTCACCTGTAATTTAATAGCATCTATTGGTAACAATAGCTCTGTGGATATTAAAAGGTATGCTGGTGCTTGTACACACTATATTGAACCTAATAGTTTTATTAACTAACTAAACAATAACATTATACGTGAAGACATCGTAGTGAAGTATATTTAATCATGTTCAAAACTAATGTAAACGGTCCGTTCGACAAGTGGTTAAGTCATTGCCCTTTCACGGCAAAGTCATGGGTTCGAATCCCATACGGACTACAATATTAACTAATTAAAACAATTAAATATAATGAAAAAATTATTATTAAAAGTATTAGAAGCTATTACAATTGTAGCTTCTATTTTTGTATTAGGAATTGTATTTCCTTTACTTGTTTCTACATTTATAACAATATTTACAGACGTAACTATGACTGAATGTATTGTAACTATTCCTTTTTGGGTTGTTACATTTACAGGATGGCTTATAGCTGGTTCTTATATATTAGATTATGATCTAATGTAAACTATTTATTATATTAAATAATGAAAACATTTTTAACCTCAACAATAGTATGTATTATACTATTATTTACTTTAGCTTGTACAAATGATGATACATATGTAGAAGATAACAATCAACCTTTAAATGAATATATGTTTAAACATACATTCAAAAAAACAACTAATTATACATATCCTTGTTATGAAGAAAATCCATCACAAGTATTAGAAAATGTATATTTTTATTCAACTGAATTAGTTGTTTATAATGAATCATTATTAAATACTGAAGAAGAAATAGTAACAAATACTTATTATTATACTTTCGGAGGTTGTAATACATGGGAAGGAAAAATAAGATTAATAGAATCTGATTTTATAACATATTCTATTTATTAAACAGTAAACTAACAAATTAAATATTATGAAACACTTATTATTAAAAGTATTAGAAGGTATATTAATTGTACTTTCTATTTTTGTATTAGGTTTATTACCTTCTACATTTATTTCAGCATTTCTTACAATAACAACAGATATTGAATTTATGTCTTGTGTTATGACAGGTCCATTTTGGTTTTTTTCATTATTAGGATGGCTTTTTAGTTCAGTATACATCAATGAAGTTGTAAAACAAATTAACTAATTAAATTAAATATTATGTCAAGTAAAAGTTTTAAAAAAGTGGAAAGTAACACAAATGTTAAACCACAATTGTCTAAACATATTAATCCTAATCAGATTAATAAATCAAATGGATTATACGCTAAACTTAGAGCTATTAAAAATGGTGATAGTGAAGCTGTAATAACATATCATTTCATTGAAAAGAAAACATTCAATGATTATGGTGGAGATAATAATCCAAAAAACAAATCATTCCATACTATTGAAGAAAAAGGTAGAGAATGGAAACAAGTCACACCAATCAACACACAATGTTTTTATGACACTAAAAGTAAAGCAATTCCTTTAGATGATGTATTAGCATTATTTGTTGAAACAACAGCAGATTTAGGAGCAACACGCTTTGAAATTTGATTTAGTTAGTTAGTAGACACACGTAAGAAAGAAATTATATTACGTGTGTTTATTTTTTATACTCTATCAAAATATAATAACAAATTATTAACAAAAAAAAACTAAAATCATGGGAATAGCATTGTTTATTTTAATACTAGTAGGTATTATTTATTTTGTATCTAAAGATGATACAAAAGAAAAAAGAAATAAATTCATTGAACAAAAAAAAGCAATGGATAATTCAGTAAAACCTAAAACTTTTGAAGAAGTTAAAAAAGAATCTGAATCTAAAGGTTATGCTGCTTTAACTAAACACATTGAATCAGTAGTTAAAACACATCCTGAAACAGTTAAAAAATTAACTGAAGCTGATAAAAAAGCATTAGGTGTTATTACAACTAAAAAACACAATAGAAGAAATTCTAACAAATAATAAAATTAAATAATATTCTAAATGAGTTGTGATTAACTATCACATAAACCTTTGAAAATAACGAGTAGTAGATTTAATGCATTATTAGCGTTATATTAAATCGAGAAGTAGTTAAAGTAAATCTTATTTAGAATATTATTTTTTAAAATAAATAAATATATAAATCATTTGCTTGAAGATAAACAATAAGGTTTTTACTAGCGCAGCATGTAATTAATGAAATTGATTTTCAACTTTATAAACTGTACTAGCAGTTGTGTTTATTGTAGAGATATTGTCGAGGAAATTAACTACTCCGTGTCAGACATAAGAACCATGAAAAAACAATATTCCACTAGAATTTGGACAAGTGATTTTTAAAATAATAGCTAAGCTGTGTAAAGCGTCAGAACTGATAATCTGTTAGAAGCTA